GAGTTTACGTCAAACCATCAGCAGTATCACGGAGAGTTTTTACATGCGATGGTATTTGCAGTTAATACAATACCTGACAGGTCACTCAGCTTTCAACTAGTATTTACAGGTTGCGAAGCAGACTTTGAAGATGGACCTGAAACAAATATACATGGTGGAGCAATGTGGGCTAGGATGCCTATACAGGCACTCGTAGCTGATATACCACTAGATGAATGGTCAGAACCTATGGAAGACCATTTAGCACAACCTTGGGATTGTGAATCTAGAAATCACAGTGTAGTCGTGATGGACAGAGTAAGTTCTAGCCCTTGGCTTTGTAAGATTGGTGGAGAGTTTTACAAAGGTAAATATTTATTTACAGTGGACTACACAGATAGTGACATAGCAGATGATCCTGCACAGCATAAACAGTCACATGTGTTATATCTGCTAGATGCAGGAAAGTGGACAGGAAACTTTGTTGCTTTACCTAATAATAGAGTCCGTGCAACAAGCCCTGCGTTGTGGGCTACTGGGGAAGGTGCTCCAGACTTTACACCATCTCAGTGGACACACTCAGCAGAAAGCCACGAAAGCTATTTAGACCCTAGTATTACATTTGATAACTTATATGAGAGTAACAATGACAGCAAAAGCAAAAAAGACAATAAAAAAAGTAGCAGGTAAGTTAAAGAAAGCTAGTAAGGCACACGCAGGTCAAGCTAAAACTTTATCAGCCATAAAATTAAAGGCAGGTGGTAGTACTGTAAATAAAGCAGGTAACTATACAAAACCGACAATGCGTAAAAGATTATTTAACTCTATCAAAGCAGGTAGTAAAGGTGGTAATCCGGGACAATGGTCAGCTAGAAAAGCACAGTTACTTGCAAATAGATATAAAAAAGCAGGTGGAGGATATACTTAATGTCTGAAGAAATTCAAGAAATAAACGATCTACAAACAATAAATGTGGCAATAGAAGAATTGCCAAAACCATCACAACCATTTTTTGACTGGTTAGAAAAAATAACTTCAGAGGAAAAGGGGAAAAGTTTTTTTGACTGGTTATTAAATTAAACTTTAGGATACCCCAACATGATAGACCCACTAACCCTTTCTGCAGCTGTTACAGGTGCAACCACAGCCTATAATGCTATTAAAAAAGCTATAATGATAGGCAAAGAAATTGAAGACATGTCATCTGAATTAGGCAAATGGATGACGGCTGTAAGTGATGTAGATAATGTACATAGAAATGCTAATAATCCTACAGCTTTAGACAAACTATTTAATGGGTCTATTGAGCAAGTAGCAATAGAAAGTTTTTCAGCTAAAAAGAAACTAGAAAAACAAAGAGAAGAACTACGAAATTTTTTAATTGCCCACTATGGTACACAAGCATGGGATGATTTATTAAGGGAAGAAGGTAGATTACGTAAAGCTAGACAGAAAGCTATCTACGCAAAAGAAGAACAACAACGTAAGATAAGAGACTACACAATCATAGGCATAACATCTTTAATAGGATTAAGTGCAATAGGTTGGATGATATGGATAATCAGCGTTTCTGTTTAATAATTTTAATAATTATTAGTTTTGCTATCTTATTTGGAATAGTAGCATTTTCAAAAGATAAAGAACCTAAAATGACTACGTGTAGATTAGCAAGTCAGATATTAGGAAATAATCAAAGGGTTTGTGTATTTGTAGGAGCAAATAATACTCAATATAGAGAATATGTACCATATGATGCAGGACCTTGTCCTAGACAGTATAAATGTCCTTATAGACCAAATGAAGAACCTTTTGATATTAAAAGTGTAATTAAAAGTATAAAGGAACAATTTAAAGACTAATGGCAGCATTAAAAAAATCACAAAGATCATTAAAAGCATGGAGTAAACAGAAATGGAGAACGAAGTCTGGAAAGCCCTCATCGAAAACTGGAGAAAGATACTTACCAACAGCGGCAATAAAAGCATTAAGTCCACAAGAGTACGCAGCAACGACAAAGGCAAAAAGAAAAGGCAAGAAAACAGGTAAACAGTTTACTAAACAACCTAAAGGTATTGCAAAAAAGGTCAAGCGATATAGACAATTTACTTGACAAAAACATATAAACATGGTATCATATAGTGAAACTTTTATGGGTTTTATATGTAATTTTACAAGGAACAGAGATTAAAGAAAATGTCTACTTCAATGATTTGGATACGTGCCTTGAATATGCAGGAAAAATGCGACAGCAAGATTTACATCAAAGACAGGCAGGAGACAAAATCTTTCTCAAAGTTTATTGTATACCTAAGAAAGGCGATTAAAAATGTGGATACCAGTAATAACAATATTATGGGCATTGGGTGACGGTGCTACATGGGTAAATTTTCCGATGGTTAATTTCCCTTTTTCATCAAGAGAAACTTGCTATGGATACATAGAAAATGCAAGGGCTAAAATAACACAAGACCCTCAATACTTAAATGGGTATAGTACATGTGTTTATATAGGTAGTCCTACAGGAACAGGAGAACCAACATGATTGATTGGAATAAAATTAAATTAGATGTATGGAATAAAAGATTTGGTGAAGGAACTAAATTTGATTTAGACTATGGTAAATTACTTATCATAGCTTTACTTGTTTATCACATATTCTTTCAAGGTTAAAATGGGAGAACGTGTAGATAAAGCTAAAATGCCTTGTAACAAACCAAGGCGAACTCCTGACCATCCTACTAAATCACATATAGTAAAAGCATGTGAGGGTGGTAAGGAAAAAATAATACGTTTTGGTCAACAGGGTAAAAAAGTTGGTGAGTTAAAAGGAACAGCAGGTAAACCTAAAAAAGGTGAGTCTGCTAGAATGAAAGCAAAACGTAAGTCATTTAAAGCTAGACATGGTAAAAATATTAAAAAAGGTAAAATGTCAGCGGCTTATTGGGCAGATAAGGTAAAGTGGTAATGCTAGAACGATTTATTGATTGGATAACTAATTTATTTAAAATTAATGTAAAAGAAATAAAATATTTATCAGGACAAAAAAAATGCTTGGATTAAGTACAATATTAGGACCTATTAGTAATCTTGCAGGAACTTGGTTACAAGGTAAAATGGATAAAGCTAAAGCCGAGACAGACGTAAAGGTTGCTCGTGCTAAAGCTGAAGCTAAAGTATATGAGACAGAAGCTACATCTTCTATGCTTATGGAACAGAACCTTACAGCACAAATGGCAGGTTCGTGGAAAGATGAATTTTGGACAATAATTTTTGGTGGTATCTTAGTAGGGTGTTTTCTACCTTGGACACAACCTTATGTAAAAGAAGGTTTTGATTTTTTAAATGCCAACACACCTTCTTGGTTTGCTAATTGTTTATATATTAGCATAGGAGCATCCTTTGGCTACAGGTTCGGTAAACAAGGATTGCAAATAATGAATAACAGAGGAGCAAAAAAATGAGCCGACCTATCCCAGAAGCATACTATAAAGCCCAACTAGATAAAGCTATGCAAAATAATGACACAAAAAAAATAAGTTCTTTAATGAAAAAATTACAAAGTTTAAATGCTAGAAAAGCTACGAAAGTAAAAGATGCTCCTATGCCAACAAAAGGAAGAAGACGTAGACCTACACCTATGCCTATGCCACCAAGAAGAAGACGTAGACCTACTCCTGATCCTAAACCTAGAGAAAGAGCAAAAGGTATAGATAGACCACAAAGACGTAGACCTACTGCTGAAGGTAGACCTATGCTACCAAGAAAAAGAAGTTATTCTGAGAAATATTATGTAAAAGGTGAAAAAGGATTTGATCCAAATAATCCACTAAAGAAAAAACCAATAAAAAGAAGACGTACACCTACACCTATGCCTATGCCACCAAGAGGGAGAAGACGTAGACCTACAAGTGAAGCACAAAGACAAAGACAGGAAATATTACGAAGAAGAGCATTAGCAAGGGCTAGAGCAAGACAAAGAGCATTATTAAGAGGTTTACCTAAAGGTAGTAATCCAAGAACAAGAGGACAAATGTCTCCGGCTAAGATGAAACAAGCTATGGAAAGATATTTAAAAGAAGCAAATAAAAAAAGTCCAAGTCGTTTAAAAAAAGCACACGCTACAGCAAAAGCAAAATTAGTATCTAAAACACAAGAAGAAAGGGCTAAAAACTACCAAAGAGGTAAAAATCCTCCACCTCCTCCAAAGCCTTCTAAAAAACGAAGAGAACTTAGTTACTCGTGACCTGTGCGTGTGGCAAAGAAAACTGCAAATGCAGTAGTAATGATTTAATACCTGATAAAATAGCATATCAGGTAAACAAAAGGAGAATGGCATGGGTTTTAATTATTCTTATGGGTATTACCACTATCCTGACTTTGGCATTCCCAGACAGACTCGCAGAAGCAGAAAGTATACTTATGACACAATATATTTCAATGTGTGGACTGGTTGGAGCATACTTCGGTTTTAGTGCTTTAGGTAGTAAGAAGTGATTGAAGCAAATGGGTGGAATAACCACGAAGATACATTTGAAGAAATAATAAGAAGAGAACTTTTAGTTGCACAGCAAACTATATATGTACTAAAAGAAGACAATAAAGAATTAACAAAAGCCTATTATATATTATTAAAAGAAAATGAGAGACTTAAAACAAAAAAACATTAAATTTTTATGCAGGGGATTTTACAATATTGGGAACAACTAATATTTTTTCTAGGTGCTTTAGTTGTAGCCGTTAAATTACATACCGAAGTAACTACATTAAGAAAAGATGTCAATAAGTTAGAAGAAGACTGTAAAAGTGCAAATGAAAAAATACAAAATAATTTTGTAAGTTCAGTAAGAACTGAAAGTTCAGTAAAAGAAACAGAGAAAAAAATAGAGTCTTTGTTTCAACTACATAATAAAAAGGATAATTAATGGAAACATTTACCGACAGACTAAGAGAGGAATTAAAAATAGATGAAGGATGTAAATACGAAATATATTTGGACCACCTTGGCTTACCTACGTTTGGCATCGGACATCTCGTTACTGAAAGAGACCCAGAATACCAAAAAGAAGTGGGAACAGTGGTGGATGAAATTAGGGTTAACGAAGTCTTTGAACAAGATATCCAAGTAACAGTTGATGAATGTAAAATATTATTTGTTGATTGGACTAATCTTCCAGAAGAGGTAAAATTAATTACAGCTAATATGATGTTTAATATGGGCAGACCAAGACTATCTAAATTTAAAAAGATGATACAGGCTATTAAAGATGGTGATTGGTTAGAAACTGCAAACCAAATGAAAGATTCAAGATGGTACAAACAGGTAACAAATCGAGCAGACAGACTTATATCTCGTATGAAAGCAGTAGGCTTGAGTTAAAAAAACAAAAAATAAGAAAAAAACACATAGAAAACTTAAAAGAGTTTTTTAAACCTAGAGAAAGAAAGTTTATAAAACATGGCTAGAAAATTAACTGAAAGACAGCAAAAATTTATTGATGCACTATTTGCAGAAGCAAATGGCAATATTAAAGATGCTAAAATTATCGCAGGGTATTCACCTAATACAAACAATCAAGAAATAATAAAAGGGATAAAAGACGAAATATTTGAAGCTACGCAACTATACATGGCTAGTAATGCACCTCGTGCAGCAATGGCTATGGTGGGTGGATTAGTTGATCCTACAGAATTAGGTATACGAGATAAAATGACGGCAGCCAAAGAATTACTAGATAGAACAGGTTTGATAAAAACAGAAAAGGTTCAAGTAGAAGCATCAGGTGGTGTTATGCTTATGCCTACTAAAAAACCTGTAGAAGACGATGACTAGAAGTGCAGGTAAGTGGGAATTACCACAACCAACAGATATAAAAGAAGAGGATGAGTGGATTTCTATTCCACGAATTGCAAGAACAATACCTTTTGGTTATGTGCAAGATAAAGATGATTCTTATATACTAAATCCTGTACAAGAAGAATTAGATAAATTAGAAATTGCAAGAATTTATATAAAACAGTATTCTTACAGGGAAGTAGCTAATTGGCTTACAACACAAACAGGCAGGTATATATCACACGTAGGATTAAGAAAAAGATTACAGCATGAGCAGAAACGTAAGAACACAGTTAGAAGCCTACGCAAGTGGGCAGAATATGCAGAAAAGGCGATCTTCAAAGCGAAAGAAATCGAAGAAACTAGAACAGGAGCAAAAACCTACACTAACTAACACTATAGTTGAGGGTGTTGAAAAACCTACTATTGAAGAACAAAATATAGTATTTGCACCTAACAAAGGTCCTCAAACAGAGTTTCTTGCTGCATCTGAAAGAGAAGTTTTATATGGTGGTTCAGCAGGTGGTGGCAAGTCGTTTGCTATGTTAGCTGATCCTCTTAGATATATGGGTCATCCACAGTTTAGTGGATTACTTTTAAGACATACTACAGAAGAACTAAGAGAACTTATATTTAAATCTCAAGAGTTATACCCAAAAGTATGGAAGGGTATAAAGTGGTATGAAAGAAAAATGCAATGGGTAGCACCATCAGGTGCAAGATTGTGGATGTCTTATCTTGATAGAGATGAAGATGTTATGCGTTATCAAGGTTTGGCTTTTAGTTGGATAGGCTTTGATGAATTAACACAATGGGGAAGTTCTTTTGCTTGGAATTATATGCGTTCACGTTTACGTTCTACAGCACCTGACTTGCCAATATTTATGAGAGCAACAACTAACCCGGGTGGCATAGGACATCATTGGGTTAAGAAAATGTTTATTGACCAAGCACCTTATGGAAACGCATTTGATGCAACAGATATTGAAACAGGAGAAATTCTTAAGTACCCTGCAGGACATAGAAAAGCAGGAAAATCCTTATTTAAACGGAGATTTATTCCTGCAAGATTATCTGATAATCCATACCTCGCAGAAAGTGGAGACTATGAAGCAATGCTACTTTCCCTTCCTGAACAACAGAGAAGACAACTCTTGGAAGGTGATTGGGATATTAAAGAAGGTGCAGCATTTACTGAATTTAACAGGGATATACATGTTGTTGAGCCTTATAGTATCCCTAACAATTGGGTTAAGTTTCGTGCTTGTGACTATGGTTACGGCAGTTATTCAGGGGTTGTTTGGTTTGCTGTTTCACCTGCTGAACAACTTGTGGTATATCGTGAACTTTATGTATCAAAGGTTCTTGCGACAGACTTAGCAGATATGGTTTTAGATTTAGAATCAGGTGATGGTAATATGAAGTATGGAGTATTAGACTCTAGTTTATGGCATAAAAGAGGTGATACAGGTCCTTCACTAGCAGAACAAATGATTATACGAGGTTGTAGATGGAGACCATCAGATAGAAGTAAAGGTTCTCGTGTATCAGGTAAGAACGAGTTGCATAGAAGATTACAGGTAGATGAGTTTACAGAAGAACCAAGATTAGTGTTTTTTAATAACTGTGTAAATTTAATATCACAAATACCTGCAATACCATTGGATAAGAAAAATCCTGAAGATGTAGATACTAAATCTGAAGATCACTTATATGATGCATTAAGGTATGGCATTATGTCAAGACCTAGATTTAGTATATTTGATTATGATCCTATGGGTACTCCCACAAGTAGTATGCCTATAGCAGATACAACATTTGGATATTAAGGAAAAATTATGGCAGAAGAAGAAATTATTATCGAAGATGAAGCTATATCTTTAGAAGATGGTAAAGATACACAAACAGATGAATCAGGCATAATACCATTTATAATGGAAAAATATCATCGTGCTGATAAATACAGAGAAAACGATGAATCAAGATGGTTACGTTCTTATAGAAACTACAGAGGTATCTATGGTTCAGACGTACAATTTACAGAAGCAGAAAAATCTAGAGTTTTTATAAAAGTAACTAAAACAAAAACACTTGCTGCTTATGGACAAATTGTAGATGTATTGTTTTCTAATAATAAATTTCCTTTAAGTATAGAACCTACGGAACTACCTGAAGGTGTAGTAGGAGATGTACATTTTGATCCAAAACAACCAGATGAACTTAAAGAACCTGAAGAATTACAATCTCCTTATGGATATGCTGATGATGGTAAAAAATTACCTGCAGGTGCTACAGAAAGAAGTTTAAAAGAACAACTAGGTCCTTTAAAAGAAAAGTTATCAGATATAGAAGGTTTAAAAGAGGGTGCAGGAACAACACCAACATCTGTAACTTTTAGTCCTGCAATGATTGCAGCAAAAAGTATGGAAAAGAAAATACACGATCAATTACAAGAGTCAGGTGCTAATAAACATTTAAGAAGTACAGCTTTTGAAATGGCATTGTTTGGCACAGGTGTAATGAAAGGACCTTTTGCTATAGATAAAGAATACCCTAATTGGAATGATGAGGGTGATTATAGTCCTTTATTTAAAACAGTTCCACAAGTTAATCATGTATCTGTTTGGAATTTTTATCCTGATCCTGATGCAAACAATATGGATGAGGTAACATACGTTATTGAAAGACATAAAATGTCAAGAAGTCAACTACGTAGTTTAAAAAGAAGACCTCACTTTAGAGATAGCGTAATAGAAGATGCAATAGAGGAAGGAGAAAATTATACTAAAGAATCTTGGGAAGATGATTTAGCAGACTATGCACCTGAATATGGAATTGAAAGATATGAAGTTCTTGAGTATTGGGGTATGTGTGATACCGATATGTTAGAAGAACAGAATGTAGAAATACCAAAAGAATTACGAGACTTTGATGAACTACAAATAAATGCATGGATATGTAACGGTAAACTATTACGTATGGTTCTTAATCCATTTAAACCTGCTAAGATACCTTATGTAGCTGCACCTTATGAACTTAATCCATATTCATTTTTTGGTGTGGGTATAGCCGAAAACATGGATGATACACAGACATTAATGAATGGATTTATGAGAATGGCTGTAGATAACGCTGTGTTATCAGGTAATATGTTAATAGAAGTAGATGAAACTAATTTAGTTCCGGGACAGGACTTGTCTGTATATCCGGGTAAAATATTTAGAAGACAAGGTGGAGCACCGGGTCAAGCTATTTTTGGTACGAAGTTTCCAAATGTGTCAAATGAAAATTTACAGTTGTTTGATAAAGCAAGACAGTTATCAGATGAATCAACAGGATTGCCATCATTTGCTCATGGACAAACAGGTGTCACAGGTGTGGGTAGAACTGCAAGTGGTATATCTATGTTAATGAATGCAGCAAGTGGTAGTATAAAAACAGTTATTAAAAATGTTGATGACTATTTGTTAAGACCTTTAGGTGAAGGTTTATTTAGATTTAATATGCAGTTTGATTATAACTCTGAAATAAAAGGTGATTTAGAAGTTAAAGCAAGAGGAACAGAAAGTCTAATGGCTAACGAAGTTAGGTCACAAAGACTGATGCAATTTTTACAAGTTGCAGCAAATCCTGCTTTAGCACCTTTTGCTAAGTTTCAATATGTTATAAGAGAGATTGCTAAGTCATTAGACCTTGATCCTGATAAGGTAACAAACAACATGAATGATGCAGCAATACAGGCAGAACTAATGAAGGGCTTCCAACAACCTATGCCACAACAACCACCACAGCAACAAGCACCTGCAGGAGCAGACCCTAGCGATCCAACAGGAGCAGGTGGTGGAACAATAGGAACAGGACAAGCACCTATTCCGGGAGAACAAGGATTTACAGGAGTACCTCAAGACAGTGGACAAGCAAATACTCAGCAAACTGAAACCGTTGGTGAACAACAACCACCAATGGGAAGCGTTCAGTAACTATATAGAACAATTAATAGTACAACAACATAAAGCATTAGAACAATCTGATAATAGTATTTTAATGTATAGATCACAAGGTGCAATAGCATCTTTACGTAGACTTAAATTATTAAGAGATGAGGTAAATGGCTAGTCCATCACAAGAACAAATACGTGCACAAATAAATAAACTTTTGCCTGAATATGCTCTGGGTGGTAAATTTGCAAGAGGAGAACAAGGTTCTTTTAAAGATTTTGCTAAAAAACAAGCAGAAGGAATGAAGAAAGCAGGTATTGGGGTTGCTGTAGGCACAGCAGCTATACCTTCTGATTTATTAGAATTAAATAAACTTGTAAATGATTTAGCAATAAACTATGGTTCAAAAAACATATCTGCTATTGCAACATCTGTACAACCACAGATAGATTTTTTACAACAAAAATTTGGTAGGGCTAAATTTGATCAGATGTTAAATTCAATAGGTATACCTTCAAATGCTAGTGATCCTGCACAAATGACAGGAGAAATAATTAGTGGATTTATTTCAGGTAAAGCATTAGTTAAGGGATTACAAACAGGAATAAAAAAATCTTTACCAAAAGAAGAAGTTAGTATTAAACCAAAAAAAGAAAAAGTTAGTATTAAAATTAAAAAAGAAAAATTAAAACCTACAACAACATATACAAAAAATGTATATCATTTAGGTAAAGGAGAAATAGAAGGAGATAAGTTTAATTTAATGGGTGAATCTGATTTTGGAATACATGTAGGTACAAAAGGACAAGCAGATACTGTAAATATAATGAAATATAGAGTAGCAGATGTTACAAATAAACCTACTTTAGAACTTGAAGGAAAAGATATAAAAGCTATAGGACAAAGAACCTTTCCTTTAAAAATTGCAGATGATTTAAAACCTGCTCGTGTTCCTGATGTAGGATTATTTTATAGTCCTCAAAATTGGTTAAACAATATAACTGTTGCATCTAATGATAAACCAATGATGGATTTTATGACACAAACAGCCGAAGCCATGATAAGTTTAAAAAATAAACCAAAAGTAGAATACGAAGGTGTAACATATTTTATGTCTGATGATGCAGCAGAAATGGCTGTAAAAAACTACGACCCAAAAATAAAACAATCAATGGTAACAGAAAAAATGGATGAGAAATTATGGAAAGATTTAGTTCTTAGTGCATTAAAAGAACAAGCTAGACGTAAAGAAAATAAGATTGTTAATTTCGAAGATCGTAAAATATGGTTTGATAAAATAAAAAAGATAGCAAATAAAAATGGATATGATTCTTATATTTACAAAAATACAAGAGAAGAGGATAAATTAGATATGTTTGCAGATAGCTATATGCTATTAGAACCAGATCAGGTTAAATATAAATTTAGTGAAACAAAAACAAAAGGTGATCCTAGATTAGATAGATACAAAGGTGGTATGATATGAGTTTACAACAACAAATGAGCCTATTTCAAGAAGGTGGATTAGAACAAGATGGTGGCACAGTTGATCCTGTATCAGGCAACGAAGTACCTGTAGGTTCTGCACAAGAAGAAGTTAGAGATGATATACCTGCACAACTAAGTGAAGGCGAGTTTGTCTTTCCTGCAGATGTAGTTAGGTTTATAGGTTTAGAAAAACTTATGATGATAAGACAACAAGCTAAAGCAGGTCTTAAACGTATGGAAGAAATGGGTCAAATGGGTAACTCAGAAGAAGCTACAATGCCTGATGATGTGCCTTTTACTATAGACGATTTAGATATAGAAAATGAACCAACAAAAATGCAAACAGGTGGAGATGTAAATCCTAATACAGGAACTTACACAGTAGACTCAAAATTTAAAAGAACACCAAGAACGATAACAGGAGTATTTCCACCTCAAAAGCCATCACCAAACCCACCTAAAAAGTCACCACCACCATCAAATGAAGAAGCTAAATTTTATAACCAACCAAAAGAAGGTGATCCTGAACCTGAAACACCTGCAACATACGAAGAGTTAATAGGAACAAAACCATATAAATATGATGAATTACGTAAGTTTGTAGGACCTAATGGCGAGATACAGTATGTTGCATATAAAGATGGTGAACCTTTACCTGCATACCAAGATAAGGTTGAAGAATTATTAGAAAAAGGTTTTACTATGGAAGACCCTGATGCTGTGGAAGAAACAGCACCTAAAGAAACTACTGTTGAAACAACTAAAGTAACTGAAGATAGAGAAGGTGATGCAACGTCTCCTAAAAATATGAGAGAAAGAGAAAATACAACAATAAAAAGTTACGTAGATACTATTCAAAGAGTTATGAAACAAAAAGGATTAAGTGCAGAAGAAGCTGTTCAGTTTATTAAAGATGGTAAGTATACAGTAATGGGAAGACCTGTTCCGGGATTTTTATTTCCTAGCATTAAATTAGCCAATCAAAATTTAAATAATCCAAGTCCTTACACTATACTAGACCCTGATAATTTTGATAAATCAGGTAATCAAATTTCATTTACAGATTTTAGTTTAGAAGATGCAGCTAAAATAGCAGCAGGTGGTTTTGAAGACGAAGAAGAAGGATATCCAACAGGCACAACTTTTACTTCAAGTGTAAAACCTGCAGAAGTTACAACAGCAAAAGTAGGCAGTACATTATCAGGTACAACAAATGTAGGCAGTGCATCTATTATTCCTGCTACTGTAAGTGATTTTCAATTAGGTGTTCCTACAGCATCTCAAATTGCAGGAGGTGCAAGTGGAACAGCTATACAAGACCCATCTCAAATAGACCCTGCATCTTTAGATAAAACTGAAACTACATCAGGAGTAACAATACCAAAAGTAGAAATACAAAAATCACCACCAATGGGTCAAACTGATGATGAATTTTATAGAACTAAAAAAATTAAAACAGAAAACGAAATGACTGATGATGAATTATTTAATAAAAAGTTACAAGAAGAACAAAATAAAGTAGAAGCTGACATAGCTAGAAAAAAAGTAATACAATTAGCTGCAGAAAAAGCACAACAAGATGCTGCAGCTAAAGCATATTTAAAGCAATTAGAAGATAAAGCACAAAGAGAACAAGAAAAGGCAGATAGAGAAGCGGCACAAGCGGCACGAGATTCAAGAACAGAAGAACAAAAAGCAGAAGTTTCTAGGTCTAAAAGAGAAGGTGGACAAGGATATGTTCGTGCAAAAGGTGGTTTAATGAATAAATCTAAAAAATCAAAGAAAAAAGTTATGAAGCGTGGTGGGTTAGCTTCTAAAAAATAACCTGCATTGATGGCTACTTATCCCCCAACTAACTGGCTACGATAACCCCAAAGGAGAAAATTATGGCTGAAGCTATAGTACAGGAAGCAACACCTAAGAAAGTTGCATTTATGAGTAAACCTTCTAATGTAGAAGAAAGAATAAAGAAGGATGAAGAAGAACTAAAAAAAATGATGGAACAGGAAAAAGAACCTGAACTAAAAGAAGAAGAGAAAGAAGAAGAACCTAAAAGTGCCGAAGAAAAAACATTTAAAAAAAGGTATGGCGATTTAAGAAGACATTCTCAGCAAAAAGAAAAAGATTTGCTATTGAGAGTAGAAGAACTTTCTAAACAATTATCTGAAGCAACGAAAAAAGAAATTAAACTACCTAAGACAGAAGAAGAGTTAGAAACTTGGGCTAAAGAATATCCTGATGTTGCTGCAATGGTTGAAACAATTGCTATTAAGAAAGCAAAAGAAACTTCAAAACAATTAGAAGAAAGAGTAAAAAGCATTAATGAGTTACAATTAAATGCTACAAAAGAAAAAGCAGAAGCAGAATTAATGAGAATACATCCTGATTTTGCTGACATAAGAGATAGTGATGACTTTCACGAGTGGGCAGAAGAACAGCCTAAATGGGTTCAAGATGCATTATATGACAATGACAATGATGCACGATCTGCTGCTAGAGCAATAGATTTATATAAAGTTGATAAAAATATTATTAACAAACCTAAAGCTAATAATGATGCTGCGAAAGTTGTAAAAACTAAAAATAATAGAGCAGAACCTGACATTGATGAATCTAAAAACTTTTTTAGAGAGTCTCAAGTAGATAAAATGTCACCTGAACAATACGAAAAAAATCAAGAAAAGATAATGGAAGCTATCAGAAGTGGTAAATTTATCTATGATTTATCAGGCTCTGCAAGATAAATATAGTTGACAAACAATAATTTATGTGTATAACTATAGTATATAAATGCAATTAATAACTTAATTGTATTTTTTCGCAAATATAAAGATATTAGACCTACTCTGTCTAGTAAAAGCCCAACTTATCTGTACAAATAATGTTGCACCTTTGAACAATAGACCTCAAATAAATTACATATTTTGCATTTGTAAGTAGTAAAAATAGGAGAAACTACTATGGCGTTTAAAACGGCTGCTGGATATGGTAATCTACCTAACGGTAATTTCTCACCTGTAATATATTCGAAGCAGGTTCAACTAGCATTCAGAAAAAGTTCTATTGTAGAAAGTATTACTAATTCTGATTACTTTGGTGAAATCTCTGCAATGGGTGATACTGTTAAGATTATTAAAGAACCAGAAATCACAGTCAAGGAATATGCTCGTGGTACAAATATTCAACCACAAGACCTTGATGACGAAGACTTCAGCTTAACTATTGATCAAGCAAACTATTATGCTTTTAAGATTGATGACATAGAAGAAGCACATAGTCACGTAAACTTCTCTCAACTCGCAAGTGACAGAGCAGGTTACAGACTAAAAGACCAATATGACCAAGAAGTTCTTGGTTATTTATCAGGATTTGCACAATCCTCAATCAACTCCGTAGCGAGTTCAGCAAACTCAACTGTAAATGGTACAAAAGCTGTATCAACTGCAGGTTCTGATGAATTGCTAACAAGCATGAAGTTGAGAAAAGATAGTTTTGGTAACATCACCACATCAAGTGCTGGTGACCACTCTATCCCATTAGCACCACGTATGCCCGGTGCTACTGCACAAGCAACTGCTACTGCTACACCATTGCAAGTTATTGCAAGAATGGGCAGACTGTTAGATACACAATTTGTAGACACAGACGGTAGATGGCTTGTGTTACATCCAACTTTTATTGAAGTTCTAAAAGATGAAGACTCAAGACTTCTCAATGCAGACTTTGGTGAATCAGGTGGATTAAGATCAGGACTTTCTGTAGGCAAGTTACATGGTTTTGATGTTTACTCATCAAACAATTTACCTGCCGCTGGAACAGGTCCGGGAACTACAGGTTCAGCAAACCAAAACACTAACTATGGTGTTATCGTTGCAGGACACAGTTCTTCAGTAGCTACTGCTGAACAAATCAATAAAACAGAAACTTACAGAGACCCTGACAGTTTCGCTGATATTGTTCGTGGTATGCATTTGTATGGCAGAAAGATACTTCGACCTGAAGCTATCGTGACTGCTAAATATAATGTAGCGTAAGGGAGGATAGACTATGGCAACTTATGATATGACATCATCGGATACCACAGGGGTATCCTCTAATTCTATTGTGGCACTACCTACACAAACAGGTATGAGTGCAATGCGTATGATTCAAGCCTACTTGGACATAGATGCATTGGTCGCTGCAGGGTATTCAGGAGCAGATGGAGACATCTTTCAGCTTCTTGAAATTCCAGCAGGAACACTTGTTCTGTTTGCAGGTGCTGAAGTAGAGAAAGCGTTTACTTCTAGTTGTACTTTAGACATGGATTTTGCTGCAGGTGATGACATCATTGATGGTGCTGACATCACTTCTACAGGATTCTGTGCTGAAGGTTCAAATGGACAGTCAAACGATGTAACTACAGGTGCGGCTTCACTGTTCACACAATTTCAATCGTCTACGGATACAATTGATTGTAAGATTGCAGGTGCGGCTCCAGCTACAGGAAGATTAAGAGCGTATGCTTGTGTAATCGACTGTAACGATGTTGGTGCATCAGGAAAAGCTACTGATGTTGATAGAGACCAATTAGCTTAATTAGCTAGATATAGGGTGGCAGGGAAACTTGCCATCCTTTTAACACGAGTATATTATGGCAGAAACATTTCTTACACATACAAATAGAGTAATTGCACGTTTAAATGAAGTGGCATTAACATCATCTAATTTTACGTCATCTAGAGGTATACAAACACAATGTAAAAATGCAGTAAATGAAGCTGTAAGATATATTAACCAAAAAGAATTTCAGTATCCTTTTAATCATTCAACAAAAACACAAACACTAACAGCAGGAACAGTTAAATATAGTATTCCTACAGATGCTAAAACTGTAGACTATAATACATTTAGATTAGTTAAAGACAGTGATTTAGCTACTAGTGGTGGTAGATTACGTGTTTTAAATTATAATGATTATGTAAATGCTTACATAACACAAGAAGATGAAATAGATACAACAACTTTAAGTCAATCTCACACTGACTCTGTAGAAACTATTACTGTTGTAAGTACGTCAGGTTTTGCAAGTTCAGGAACTTTGTTTATAGGAAATGAACAAGTAACATACACAGCTATAGGTAGTTCAACAACTTTTACAGGTGTTACAAGAGGAGCAAGTAGTACAACAGCAGCATCACACTCTAGTGGTGTTCAAGTTGCACAATTTAATGATGGTGGTATACCACAATTTATAGTACGTACTCCTGATAATAATTATCTTTTACATCCTTTTCCTACAAAATCCTACACAATCAAGTTTGATTATTTTACATTTCCTTCTGATATGTCAGCACATAGTGATACAACATCTATACCTGATAGATTTGCACCTATTATAGCAGATGGTGCAACAGCTTTTGTATATCAGTATAGAGGTGAAACACAACAATATCAGTTAAATATGCAAAGATTTGAACAAGGTATAAAAAATATGCAAACCTTGTTGGTAAATAGATTTGACTATATTCGATCTACATATATACCAAGATCAGGATATTTAACAGGAGCAGACACACCTTTAAGGATAAGCTAGATGGCTGACGAATCTCAAACATCTCCTTCAGCATTTGTGTGTGAAGGTGGTTTAATAAAAAGTAGATCAACTTTTATTATGCAACCGGGTCAAGCATTAGAATTATTAAACTTTGAACCTGACATTGAAGGTGGTTACAGAAGAATAAGTGGCTTTAGAAAATTTGTAAATCACATAGTACCTCAAACATCTACATCTACAGAAAAAGTTTTGATGATAGCTTTTTTTAATAATAATATTGTTGCTGCAAGAGGTGAAAAAATATTTAGTTCAGCTTCAACTGAATTAGCATCTGCAATAACATCAAGTGCAACAATGTCAGGGTCAGGAACTATAACTGTAGATAGCACAGTAGGGTTTAGTTCAAGTGGTACATTACAAATTGACTCAGAAATATTTACATATACAGGTGTTACATCAACAACTTTTACAGGTGTCACAAGAGCAACAAGTTCTACAACAGCTGCAGCACATATAGTTGATAGTGTAGTTTCTGAAAGTTGGACACAAAGAGACACAGGCAGGACTAATGCAGGTAAATACGCATTTGAAAGATTTAATTTTGATGGTAATGATAAGATAATTGTTACAGATGGCACAAATGACCCAACAGTTTTTAACACATCCTTTTCAGCTACAGATGTTACAGAGTCAAGCGTAGAAGGGTCTAAGTTTGTAACTGCGTTTAAAAACCATATGTTTTATGCAGGTATGTCTAGTACACCACAAGAAGTAGTATTTAGTCAGCCGTTTGATGAAGATGCATTTAATAGTGGTAGTGGTGCAGGTAGTATTAAAGTCGATGATACTATAGTAGGACTTAAAGCATTCCGTAATGATTTATTTATATTTTGTGAGAATAGAATATTTAAGTTATCAGGAAGCACGTCAAGTGATTTTGCCATAACTCCTGTTACTAGAAACATAGGATGTGTAAATGGTGATACAATCCAAGAATTTGCAGGTGACTTAATTTTTCTAGGACCTGATGGATTAAGAACTGTTGCAGGTACAGCTAGAATTGGTGACGTTGAACTTGGAACTATAAGTGCAAATGTACAATCTATATTTGACAAAAATTTAATTGACTCTGAATTATTTGAATCAGTAGTTATACCTGACAAAACACAGTATAGGATATTCTTTCCTAAAGATGGCACAAGTGAAGATAATACACGAGGTGTTATATGTGTTATGAAAGGACAGAACTTTGAGTTTTCAGAGTTACGAGGTATTAAACCTGCATCAACAGATACATTTGTTGCAGCAGGGGATGTATTCGTCTTACATGGTGGATATGACGGATACATACATAGGCAAGAAAAGGGCAATGATTTTGATGGCACTGCTGTGTCAGGTAGATATAGAAGTCCTGATTTAACATTTGGTGATCCCGGAATACGTAAACATATGCAAAGGGTTATAGTAAACTATAAACCTGAATCAGCTATTAATGCTGATATGTTTGTAAGGTATGATTATGAAGATAGAAATTCATCTAGACCTGCTGCGTATTCTTTAGATTCAGAAGATGTTGTAGCTATATATGGTGCATCTACTTATGGTACACCTACATATGGTGGTGCATCACAGCCATTGTTAAGACAATCTGTAGAGGGTTCAGGTTTTGCTGTTGCATTAAGGGTAAATGATAGTGCATTAACAGCACCTTATTCGTTAAAAGGATTTCAATTAGAATATCAATTAGGAGCAAGAAGGTAAATGGGAGCAACGTACACAAGACAATCATCGTTTACTGATGGTGACGTAATTACAGCTGCACACAGCAATGATGAATTTAATCAACTACTAGCAGTCTTTCAGGCAAGTAGTGGACACACACACGATGGTACAGCTAACGAAGGTGGTCCTATTACGAAAATGCTTGGCACTGCCTTAACTTTAGGGGATGGAACATCAGGTACAGACATTGCTGTTACATTCGATGGAGAAAGTAACGATGGTGTACTTACATGGATGGAAGATGAAGACTATTTTAAGTTTTCAGATGATATATTAATTATTGACAATGAACAATTAATATTTGGTTCAGATTCGAATGTTGCAATTAGTTATGATGAAACTACAACTGATTCTCTAAAAATAGCTGCAACTGAAGGTGCAGGTTTAGCTATTACATTAATGGCTGACGAAGGAGATGATGCAGGAGATGAATGGAAATTAAATATAGCTGATGGTGGCACACTAACATTAGGTAATGATATAGCGAGTGCAGGAAGTTATGTAACACATCTTACTTTAACTCCTAATTCTACAGTAGCTAACTCTACATTAGCTGTAGCAGGTAACTTAACTGTAGGTGGAACATTAACACTAGGTTCAGGTGCAGAGTTAGCTGAAGCTGAATTAGAAATGCTTGATGGCATTACTGCAGGTACTGTTGCTGCTAGTAAGGCTATGGTTGTAGATGCTAATAAAGATATAGGAACAGTTCGTAACCTAACTATAGATGGTACATTTTCCGATGGCAACTATACTTTTGATACAAGTGGTAATGTTAGTGGTTTAGGTACTATTGCTTCAGGTGCTATAACAACATCAGGTGTTCTTGATATAACAAATACTACTGATTCTAGTGATGCTACAGGAGATACAGGAGCATTAAGAACTGAAGGTGGTGCAAGTATAGCCAAAAAGCTATATGTAGGTACAGATTTAGATGTAGATGGTACAACTAATTTAGATGCTGTTGACATTGATGGTGCAGTTCAGATTGACTCAACTGTAACTATTGGTGCAGATGACCAAGGCTATGACATCATTTTCTATGGGGATACAGCTTCTGCTAATATGACTTGGGATACATCTGCTGATGATTTAATATTTAACGGTGCAGCACGACTTGTTGTTCCTGAAGGACAATTAGTGTTAGGAAGTACAGCCGTATCTTCCTCTGCAACAGAGTTAAATTTACTTGATGGTGTATCAGGATTAGTACAAGCTGATTTTACTAAACTTGCCGCTGTTGATTCGACAGCAGGTGAACTTAATATTATAGATGGTGATACAAGTGCAACATCAACGACATTAGCAGACGCTGATAGAGTTGTAGTAAATGACAACGGAACAATGGTTCAGGTTGCTCTAACTGACTTTGAAACATACTTTGAGTCAGCTTTAGATACACTTTCTAATGTAACTACTGTAGGTGCGTTAAATAGTGGTTCAATAACAAGTGGCTTTGGTGCTATTGACAATGGCTCAAGTGCTATAACAACTACAGGTACTATAACAGGTGGTTCTTTAGATATATCAGGTAATGCAGATATTGATGGAGTAACCAATTTAGATAATACAGACATAGACGGTACGCTTGTTGTTGATGGTTCTAATATATCATTAGACAGTACATCTACTTTAAACATAGATAACTCTAATACATCTAACGGAATAACAATCGGAACAGCAACGTCAGATGTTCCAATATCTATAGGGCATACTACATCTGAAGTAACAGTTAATGATAACCTTACAGTTACAGGTGACTTAACAGTATCAGGCACAACAACTACTGTAAACTCAACAACCGTAAACTTAAATGACCACAATATTGTACTTGACAGTGGTAACAGTACATCTGCTGTAATTAATGGTGCAGGTATTACAATAGAAGGTGGTTCAGGTGATGATGCCACATTTAGCTACAACACAACAGGTCCTAAGTTTGAACTAAAATTAGGTTCTAGTTACGAAACCTTACAAGTTGACCAACTTATTGCAGATTCATTAGATATAGAGGGCAATATAGATGTCAATGGTACAACTAATTTAGATGCAGTTGATATAGATGGTGCTGTTGATATGGCAACAACTCTTGGTGTAACTGGTAATTTAACATTAGGTGCTAAATTAATTATGCCTGATGTAACAGATGCTAAAATATTAGTATCAGATGGAACAAGTTATGAAGAAGTAGCAGTATCAGGTGACGTTACAATAGCTAACACAGGTGCTGTAACAATCGCTAGTGGTGCAGTTGAAACTGCCATGATTGCTGGAGATGCAATAACAGAAGCTAAAATTGCTGATGATGCTGTTGAAAGTGAGCATTTAAATAACAACGTAATATCTGGTCAAACAGAAATCACTAGTGGTTTAGCTGATGCAGATGAGTTGCTTTATTCTGATGCTGGAACACTTAAAAAAGTTGGGATGGATACTCTCAAAACTTATTTTTCTGCTGTTGCAGGAAGTAGTTCTATTGTCACAACTGGTGCATTAGATAGTGGTAGCATTACAAGTAATTTTGGAAGTATTAATAACGGCTCATCTGCCATTACAACCACAGGAACAGTTACCTACGGCAGTCTCAGTGATGGCACAATAACGGTTACAGCGTTTGTTGATGAAGACAATATGTCTAGTGACAGTGCTACTTTAGTTCCTACACAACAATCTGTTAAGGCTTATGTTGATAATAATGCTGGAAATATGAGTAACTTTATCCTTGAAGATGGAGATGGAACAGAAGTTACTGTAGCTGATGGAAAAGAGGTTAAATTTGTAGAAGGTGGTGGTATTGATATTAATTGGACAGACACTTCTACTGGTTCAGATGGAGATCCGTATGATCTAACATTTACTATTAATGCTGCACAAACTGACATTACTTCTCTTCTAGCTACTGATATAAAAATTGGTGAAGACGATCAGACTAAAATAGATTTTGAAACAGCCGACACAATAAATTTTTATGCAGGAAACGAAAAACAATTAATACTAACTGATGGTGCATTGACTCCGGGTGCTGATAATATTTTAGACCTTGGTAGTAGTGATGTTGAATTTAAAGATGCTTTCTTTGATGGAACAGTAACTTCTGATGCTTTTGCTGGACCTTTGACAGGTGATGTAACAGGTAATGCAGATACAGCTACAGCGTTAGCTACAGGTAGAACTATTGCAATGACAGGAGATGTTGCGTGGACATCTGCTAGTTTTGATGGGTCAGGTAATGTAACAGGCAGTGCTACAATACAGGCTGATGCAGTAGAACAATCTATGATAGCTGATGATGCTGTAGGTGCAGACCAATTAGCATCAAATGCTGTAGTCAACGCAAGTGTAGCATCAGGTGCAGCGATAGCATTTAGCAAGATGGCAAATCTTACAACTGGAAGGGCTTTGGTGTCTGATGGTAGTGGGGATGTTTCAGTAAGTGCTGTTACTTCAACAGAAGTAGGATATTTAGATGGTGTATCATCTAATATACAAACACAATTAAATGCAAAAGCAACAACAGATGATGCGACAGCATTAGCAATAGCACTAGGATAATACTTGACAAACAAATAGTCTTAGTGTATAATTATATAAAAAGGAGAAAATAAAATGGCAAATTCGGCAACAGTTAATATAACTGCAACATTGCTGCCTGACACAATATCAAAAGTTATAGAGGGTAGTACAACTATTAGTCCTGCTGATGCTAATGATAAATGGTATTATAAATTTACCAATGTATCTAATTCATCAACAGATTTAATAGCTGGATATTTTTTAGATTATGCTGGAATAGATGATGATACATCTCCCACAGCAGTTCATGCAAATGACAAAGTAAATTTTTTATTTATTAAAAACACTCATGCAAGTGCAGATGTTTATATTGTTATTGATGCAGGTACAGCTTCAACTTCAGTTAGTGATGGAATTAAAATAGCTGCTGGACATTCGTGGTTTGGTAATTTACCAAATACAACAGTAGCAGATGTTCATGCGATTACATCAACAGGAACAGTTGATTGTGTAGTTGCTGCTTTATTAGATGATGTTGCTTAAATATGGCAAACACATTTAAATTAAAAAGTAAATCAGGTGTAAGTACACAAGCCTTTACTTTGCAGACTTTATACACAGTTCCAAGTTCAACTACAACAATTATCTTATCCCTTAACCTTTGCAACAATCATAGTGAAGCAGTAAAGGCAACAGTTAATATTGAAAGTAATACTTCAGACACTGAAACAAATACAGATGTTAATATACAGAAAGATATAGTTGTTGGTGGTGGTGGTAGTGTTGAAATGATGACAGGCAATAAATATGTTTTACAGACAACAGATGTTTTAAAAATTTCAAGTTCTGTTGCTGGTATGTTAGATGCTTCTTTATCAATAATGGAAATTACGTGATAAAAACACCAAATTTTCAAGGCACTCATTTATGGAATAGACTATGTTGGGCAAAAGAAAATCTTGAGCCTGTTAAAAGTGATATTAAAGTTGTATATGAAGACCCAAAAGACATGGAAAATCCAGCAAAGGTGTTATCTCCTGACCCTAACTGGATGGCTTGTGCAATTCAAGGTGGTATTCTGCCACCTGTAGAAGTATATTGGGAACTAGCAAAAGATGAAGCACAACCTGATTTTGTCAAACATACAAGAGGATATTTATTGCATAACACTAAACCTGTTGAAGCAATGACAGAAGAACAAGCAATAGAATACCTAATCCAAAAAGATATTCCACAACGTGTGTGGCAAACATGGAATGAGGGTAACAAACCAAAAATGGTTATATGCCGAGCACATCAACTGCCTAAACACCGTCAATGGCGAGATGCATGGCAAATTAGAGATGACATTAAATTAGTAGCATAGGAGTTAATATGACAAGTTTAATTATAGATAAAGATGGCAAAGAAATTAATGCAGCAAATGTATCATCAAAGCCATCAGACAGACATTTTAGAAATGCTTGGGCAATATCAGGTTCTGTTATTTCAGAAGATGTAACAAAAGCAAAAGAAATCTTTAAAGATAAAATTAGAGATGTTCGCAAACCTTTATTGGAAGCTGAAGATGTAGCCTACATGAAAGCATTGGAAACTTCTGACAGTTCTGCACAAACTGCAAGTATTAATAAAAAGAAAGCCTTAAGAGATGCACCAGCTAATAGTGCAATAACAAATGCAGATACAATTACCAAGTTAAAAGCTGCTTGGGATACATCAGTGCTTGGCACTAACCCTTATACATAGGAGATAATATGTCAAATCAAACATATAAAGGTAAAAATTATGATGCTAAATCATATGAACCGGTTGTAAGAATTAATTCTCATAAAATTTTAACAAATGTTTTAATTGATACAGATGACAGAGCAGTTTCTGCTGGAGACATAACAATAGCAGATAATGCCAAAGTAACTGTTAAAGGTGAGTGGACAATCGTATGAGTAAATTATCTGTAGATGAATTAAATGGTAGACAAACTGCTGGTAGCATTACTCTTTCACTTGAAAATGATAACAGTCAAATATTACAACAAGGAGTAGTTAAAGCTACTGTTTCTGCTGCTTTAGATGGAACAGTTGCAAATGCTGATGCATCTCTTAATATAAGTGGTGTAGCAGATGGTTCTGCTGGATTAAATACTATAACAGTAACAAATCCTTTTTCAGCGGCAAAAGCTGCAGTGCCTAGTGCGACTATCCATGATGGCAGTTATGCTAGAGCAATTAATGTTAATGATGCTTCAGCTTCAGCATTTATAACTAGAGCATTTGTTGCAGATAGTGGTGGCTTAACAGATGATAATGTTGATACTGCTGTAGTAATTCATGGAGATTTAGCATGAGCACTTTAAATGTAGATAAAATAATAGGAGTTTCAACTGCTGGTAGCATTACTGTAACAGGTGAAGGAACTAAAACAACTAATCTTCAACAAGGTTTAGCAAAGGCTTGGGTTCATTATGGAACTATAACAAACACAGTAATTAGAGATAGTTTTAATATTTCAAGTTTAGATGATACAGCCGCAGGAAAAACTGTTGTGCATATTCAAAATGATTTTGTAAGCGATGATTATTGTGCAACGATGTACACCAATGCTTATTCTGATTTAGATTCCTTTGATAACCATTATCTCGGTGGGTTAATGGATAGAAATGTAGGGGATTTAGATTGCTGGACACATGGTTCAAGTGGATATGTAGATTCTTCCTTATGTGACGTTTTACTTCACGGAGATTTAGCATAATGACAAGTATATTAAGAGTTAATTCAATTAAGACAACTGGTAATAAAACTATTTTAAATAGCACTGGTTCTATTTTGCAGGTTGTTCAAACAACAAAAACAGATACATTTTCAACAACGTCAACATCATTTACAGATATTACAGGAATGACTGTAAATATTACTCCTTCATCAACTTCAAACAAAGTTTTAGTATTAGTTCATTGTCCAATTACAATGGGAGATGCTGGTGGTGGTTTTACTCTGCTAAGAGATTCAACTGAAATATTTAGAGGTGATGCTGCTAGTAGTAGACAAAGATTTACTGCAACAGGATTGTATGGCAGTAGTAGCAATAATAATGTATATAGTGGAGGAGTAGGAACAGCCGTATTTTTAGATTCACCCGGTGTTACCTCACAATTAACATATAAACTTCAAGCAAAAATTAGAAACACGACACTATATGTAGGACTAACTCTTTATGATGTAGACAATGACAATGCGTCAAGAAACCCATCATCAATTACAGTAATGGAGATAGCAGGATGACTGATATTATAAGTGCAATTATAGCATTAAAAGCAGATGCAGAAGTTAGTGTAAATGCAGAAGATATTAATCAAATTACTTGGCATGATGGCAATCCAACTAATATAACAACAAAACAAATTACCGATAAACAAGCAGAACTTCAAACTGCTTACAATAATAATAAGTATCAAAGGGATAGAGCAGTAGCTTATCCGTCAATTAAAGACCAACTAGATGACATTTATCACAATGGAATTGATGGTTGGAAAACAACTATTAAAGCAGTAAAAGATAAATATCCTAAAGGTTAATTATGGAAATAAGCCCAATACTATTTTGGAATGGTGTGCTTACACTTGTAATAGCACCTGCTATATGGATGTTTCGTAGTATGCTATCAGAAATAAAACGTATAGATATACTTATTAACAAGACAAGAGAAGAGTACGCAAAGCGTGATGACGTAAAAGAAGATATGCATACAGTAATGGATGCACTACAAAGACTAGAAGATAAATTAGATAAGATATTAATAGGTAAATAAATAATGGCAATATTTAAAGGTTTTAAACCACAGGGTATGCAAAAAATAGCTAATAAGATGGGCTATAGAGGTGCTATGGAAAACTTTGATAGCTACCTTGAACAAAATCCTGATAAACAAAGAGAAATGATAGCATTTGAAAATGTTGCTAAAAAGATGGCACAGGGTGGTGTTGTAAAATTACAAGAAGGTGGTGTTAGTGAAGAAAATCAAAAAAAAATACGTGAAGGTACAGATGTAGATAATTTAAATTCTTCTGAACAACCTACAGGTGCTGCAGGTGGACAAGCACAACCAAGACAGTTATCACAAAGCTATGTGCCTGAAGGTGGTACATATGCAGATAAAAACATGGGTGAAGTTGCAGCTGAAAGACTACAAACACCTGAGTTACCTTCAGGTGCAACAGTAACACCTGTTGGTACAGAAATACAAGAAAACCAATTAATTGATCCAAGAACAGTAGGTCAAGTATCAGGTGATATAACTGTAGATCCTGCACAGGCAGGTTTAACAAAAGCAGATGATATTACTGCTCAAGATGCTAATTTAGCAGGTGTTACAAAAACTAAAGAGGATGTAGATAAAGCATTAGACTCTGTAGATGCGGCACAAACTGATGAAGATGATCCTCGTGCTAAAGTAATAGCCGCAGAACAAACAGAATCATCTGTAGCTGATTTAACAGCTGCTAAAGGTAAAGCAATTGATTTAGAAAACCCTGTGCAAAGGGAAATTCAAGACGGTGAATTGCTTGACAATAAAATAGATGCTGAAAAAGCAGCTAAATATACAGAACAAGTAGAAGCCGCACAAGCAACACCATCTGCAAAAGCTACAGTAGCAGGTCAACTTGAAGAAAGAATGGCAGACTTTGAGGGTGGTAAAACACCTGTATGGGCTGCAGGAGCAATGCGAAGTGTTATGGCTCGTATGGCTGCTAGAGGTATGGGTGCTTCTAGTATGGCAGGACAGGCAATGATACAAGCTGCAATGGAATCAGCCATACCATTAGCACAGGCAGATGCTAAAATATTTGCAGAGTTTGAAGGACAAAATTTAACTAACAGACAAGAAAGAGCAATACTTGCTGCAAAGCAACGTGCAGAATTTTTAGGGTTAAAATTTGATGAAGATTTTCAAGCAAGAGTTAAAAATTCAGCAACAATAGCTGATATTGCAAATAAAAATTTTACAGCAGAGCAAGAAATAGCTTTAGAAAATTCTAGAAATGCCAACACAGTAAATATGGAAAACCTGAGAAATGAACAGGCTCTTGTAATTGCTGAAGCATCTGCTTTATCAGGTTTAGATTTATCTAATTTAGGAAACAGACAACAAGCTAGTGTAAAGAATGCAGACAATTTTTTACAAATGGACATGGCTAATTTAACAAATGAGCAACAAACAGAAATATACAAAGCAAGTCAGGTAATACAATCTTTATTTACTGATTCAGCTGCTGATAATGCCGCAGAACAATTTAATGCAACATCAGAAAATCAAACAGATCAATTTTTTGAAGGTTTAGAATCTACAGTAGATCAATTTAATGCATCACAAGCAAATGCTCAAGCACAGTTTAATGCAGGACAAGAAAATGTTGTTGAAAGATTTAACGCTGAAGTTAATAATCAACGTGATCAATTTAATGCAGGTAACGAATTAATTATTGAACAAGCTAATGCACAGTGGAGAAAACAAGTAGCAACAGCCGATACAGCTGCTGTTAACAGAGCAAATGAACTTAATGCTACAGCTTTACTTGATATGTCAAAACAGGCATACTCAAGTCTGTGGACACTTTATAGTGACACAATGGAGTTTGCATGGAAGAGTGCTGAAAATGAATTAGATAGAATGATTAAACTCGCAACAGCACAACTAGATGCTGATGCACAAGCAAAGACTGCAAGTGCAACTGCTGCATCAGGTGCAGGTCAGGCACTAGGTAACTTAATTGGAACAATAGGAAGTGCTTATGTTCAAACAGTTTTTTAAGTAAGGAGTAAACTATGATAACTAATCATGCTGCAAATATGTATGCTACATTTTTAAAATATAAACCTGAAACACAAGAAAAACCAAAAGGTAAAGGTTTACTTACACCAATGTCAGTAAAGAAAAAAAATAATAGTAATAAACAGCAACCTATTCACATAGCACATAAATTTTTTGAACAAGTTGCTGAAGCTAGAAGAGGACTAAATGCTAAAGATACAACCACAACTTAATGCTCCTATAGCAGGAATGTCATTAACACATAAGCTAGGTGATAGACCTTGGCAAAAGCCACCTATGTACTCTACAGTTGAAGAAGCCGTAGATTATTATGTTGAAAGGTTTCAAAATGAAGATGTTATTGATTCTATTCTAGATGTTTTATCTCTTAATGTTCCTGTAACAACAATAGCAAACTCTTTACAAACAGGTTCTGTAATGGAAGGTAAGCATACAGTTGATGTAGGTATGCTTGTAATACCTGTTCTTATGGAAATGATAATGTATATAGGTGATAAAAATAAAGTTAAGTATGAGACAGGACTAACAAGAAAGAAAAAACCTGTTAGAAATTCAACAATATCAAAAGCAATAAAAGAACTTAAAGAAGACAAAGGTGAAGAACCTAATAAGAAAAAAGAAGAAGTGGTTATGGAAGAACCAAAAGGATTAATGGCAAGGAGAGATAATAGTGGGATTTAGTAGAGCATTTGGATTAGGTTTAGCTGAAGGTATTTTTGAAAGCACTGCTAATAATATGAGTGCTTTTTTAGAAAGAGATCGTCAAGAAGCTAAAGAAATAGCTAAAGATGAAAGTGATATTATAAGAACAGACTCTGCTCGTTATAATACAGAGTATCAAGGCTATAAAAAAGAAATGAGAGACTTGTTAGGTAAAGTAGACAATGACTCTGATGCTTTGCAATATATTATTAGTAAATATGGTTATGAAACAGCTAAAAAATATATTAATGATATACATGATACTCATCAAACTCAAGGTGGTCTTAAAGTATCTGAGATGTTTAAACTAGCTGAAAGAGATAGTGGTCAACCTAGTGTAACTATAGAGCAATTAGCACGTATGCAAACAACACCTGTAACTGTTCCAAAGTCAAGAGACTACTCAAAATTAGGTGGTGGTTTTACTAGATTGTTTGGTGGACAGGATGCTATGCAAGATATGATTACAACTAAAATAGAATCTAGAACATCAGGACTTCCGGGTGTCGGAGCAACTTTAGATGATATACCACAGGCTCGTTTAGCAACTGACCCATTAGAAAGATTTGAAGTAGGTGCTTTAGCTGATCCTGCACAAGAAACTGAAAGACTAACTAGACTAGCAATAAATGCAAAACTAAGTGGTGATAACGAACTTGCTTCTAGACTTACAAATAGAAGAGATGTAAAACTTATACAAGCAGAAGTAAATAGAAACGTAGCAACAGGACAATCATTAACAACATCACAAAAAAATGTATTTAGAGAAAAAATATTACAGTCTATGAAAAGCAAACATAAATTTGATGCTACTTTTGATGCAAATGGTACTATGAGATTTGGAGATACAGGTGCAGAAATTGCACAAGAAATTAATTCAAAGGCTGATGTGTTACTTGCACAAGCAGTTGATTTAATGCAAATGGGATATGCTTCAGAATTAGTTATGTCAAAAATAGATCAGTCTATATTTTCAAATCAACCAATTAAATATGACGCAAGTGTTAAAAGAATTTCGTCTAGTGATGATCCTGTAGGTCAAATTAACGAAGATATAATTTTTTCACAAGGACAAAACCTAGTTGATACTAGTATACTTATTCAAGATATAACTAAAGCTATTAATTTTGAAGGTACTTTTATAGACCCTACTACAAATGACCCAATATATAGTGACAGTCAAGTAGAAGATATAAGAAATGTTTTAAGAGGATTAGATGTTACTGATCCTAATAGTATAGCACAAATAATAGATGACCTTGACCAAATGGGAGTGCCACTCGGACATTCGCAGGTTATGATAAACCTTATGACTAAGTAGTATTATGCAAAACTACAATCTCCATGACCCTAAAAAATTAAATAAAGAATTTCTGATAGGCAATAAAAACTTTCTAAATGACGCTAGAGGGTTTCTTATTGAACGATCAGGCTATGAAACTTCAGACTTTAAATCTGACGATGATGTGTATGATGCTTTTATGCAACATTTTCGTAGACAAAATGTAAATGAGTTTACAGCTACAAGAGATTTAATATACGCTCAAACATTAACAGATGATAATGGTCGTGCTAGAATGGGTCGGCTAATGGATACGTTTGACCATATGGATGGTGAATTAGGGTGGAAAGCTGCAGGTGATTATTTAGGTGGTGTATTCACTGCACCTTCTACATATGCAGGTATATTTTCTTTTGGAAGTGCTAAAGTAGGAGCATTGGCGGCACAACAAGGTGTAAAGTTTGGTATACGTCAAGCACTTTCAGGTGCTGCAAGAGGTGCAATACCTGCATTACTTATTGATGCACCTGCAGCCGCAGGAACTATAGCTGCCCAAGAACAGGTACGTAAAGACACAGGTATAAAAGAAAAAGGTGAAGGTATAGATTTTACTAAAGTAGGAACAGGAGCTGCAATATCTGCATTAACTAGTGGTATTGTAGGTGGTGGTATAGGTTCTAGACAAGCATATACAGGCTTTCAATCTGAAAAGATAGTTATGAATACTTTGTTAAAACAGAAAGCAAAAACTGAAGCAGCCCATGTAGAGTCTTTAAAAGTATTTAATAGTAAATCTTTAGTAGGTAAAAAAGCAAAAGAAATAAAAAATAAATTAGCGTTAAAAGAAACAATACCTGAAGCACTTGAAAAAGGTAAAAAATTAAAAGCAAAAATAACAAAACAACAAATAAAACAAACACCTATAGAAAACATTAGTGCAACAATAGATTCTCAAACACTTGACAATATAGCTGCAGCAGGTGCTAAAATATATGACTCTATAAAACCTAGAGTAAAAGAAGTTTTACCTGATGGAACACTAGTTAGATATGATAAAGGCAGTAAAGAAGATTTACAAGAAAGATTTTCTTCACGTATTACTAGAGCATTACTAGATCACAAGTCTGTAATTGATAAAATAGATCAAGGTCTTGATGACACTTTAGCAAAATCAGATGCTTCAATTGATATAGCGTCAATAGAAAGTATATTAAAAAAACATAATGTTAGTTTGGAGCAATTAGGTCTTATCTATGCAGAAGAAATATCAGAAGCAGGTCGTAAGTTAGGCACACAAAGTAAATTAAAAAGATCAGTATTACAAAAAATAAAAGAAGGAAGTGTACAATATGAACTTCTAAAAGAAATGAACGACATAGATGGTGCATTACAATCATTAGGTGGTGACTTTACAGCTAAAGCAAGAACAAAAGTACAAGATGAAAAAATAGGTCTTGACGTTATGGGTATGGCAGGTAGAGTTATAGATCAGGTAGCTGTAAAAGGTCGTGTTGGTTTAATGACTATACAGGCTGTTACAACTGCTAGAAACACAACAAATGGATATATGCGTAACTATACATATGCTTTAGATAATTTAGGTTCAGGTTTATATAATACAATAGGTGGTAATTTTAAGAAACTAAATTTTTTAAAAGATGCAGATTATAGAGATGAGGGCAGAAGAGCAGTTCGTTTAGGTGTAGCACAATTAAAAACGTCAGCACAAGCAGCCCTTTTGAGAGATTTAGTATTAGGCATGACTAGTGTAGAAACTGCAGCTTTAGAAAAATTATTTAGAAACCCTGCTTTTGGTAAATCAGAACAGGCAAAAGAACTATTTAAAGAAATGGGAGATATAGGAAACCTTACAGGAACAGAAGGTGGACTAACAGCAATAGCTAGAAAATTAAACTTTCTTAACACGATGAGTGATAATATGTTTAAACGTGCTATATTTTCAAGAGAACTAAACAAACTTGTGCAAGTAGCATATCCCGGTAAAAATTTAAAAACAAAGTTAATTGAAGATGGTTTTCAATCTATTGATGACAAGTTAACAGCTAAAGCTATGGAACAGGCTCTAGAATTTACTTATCAAGCAGGTAAGTTTCATAAAAAAGAAGGTTGGTTTAATAAAATATTTGCTAATGGTGTTATAGCTTTTGGTCAAAGTAAACTTGGTAGTTTAGTTGTTCCATTTCCAAGATACCTTATAAATCAACTTAGATTTTCTTATGAACATACTCCTCTTCTAGGAATGGTTAATATAGGTGGTATATTAAATAAATCTACTACAGCAGATCGTGTTGGTAAACAGCTTGGTGGTATTACTACTCTATATGCATTTATGCAAATGAGAGCAAACTTAGGAACAGAAGATACAGGTGCTTTTGAATTTTACTCACCCACAGGTCCAGAAGGTGATAGTCGTTTTAAAGGTGCTATGCGTAATGTGATAGGTTCAACAGGTGGTTATTTTGATTTAAAAGCTACTTTAGGACCTTATGCATTTACTGCTTGGTTTGCTGATTTTCTGTACAGAATGATGCCACATCAAGATGCTACTACATATAAATTTAAAATACCTGCTACAGAAAAAGAATTTGATATTTTTATAAAACAAAATCCAAGAATAGCAAAAGGTATACAAAATAATAGAATAAGAAGAGATTTAGGATATGCTCTTACAGGTGGATTAGGTAGAGCAGGAACAGCATCTGATATTTTAGACATAGGTATAGATAAATTTATTAATGGTACTAGCTTAGCTACTGAGAGAAAAGCAGGAGAGTATTTTTATAAACTACTAGCTAATGCTTTAAATACATACACAGTAGGTGCAGGTGTAATTAAAGATACAGCAGCTATTATTAGCCCTGACTTCAGAAAAGTTCCAAACAACACTGATGTATCAGTATTAGGATACTTTGCAAAACAAGCTACACGAGCCTTTCCACAAATAGCAGATGCTACAGGTGTAGACTCTTTTAAAGGTATAGATAACGATGTAGATGGTATGAATGTTTTTAATACAGGATTTGTATATAAAGGTGTAGGACCTGACAGAAAAGGTTTTTCTGCTACACCTTATAGGTCAACAGGAATAACATATGTTAATCCTCTGTTAAAACAAGCCACAGGATTTTTTGAACAAGAAGAAAAAACATTTGCACAAAAAGAATTTGATAGATTAGGATTTGATTATTTAGAATTAATACCTAGAAGAGTGCAAGACGATACAGAATTAAATAACGATCAAAAACAAGTAATGTCTAATATTATAGAAAGCACGATTACAAATTATATTGCCTATGACACTGGCTATAAAAAAGCTAGTGATATAGTTAAAAGAAGACTTTTAAAAATGGCATTGTCTAGTGCAAAACAAACAGCTAGGCAAATAGTATTAGACCCTAAAGGTGCAGGAAATAGTTATACAGAAATACGTAGAAAAAATAAAGCAGTTTTTTATTCACTGCCACAAGACTTGCAAAAAGAGTTACAAGAACAATATAAAACACAAAATAATGGCGAAGATTTTATTGATATAGAGGATTTTGGTGGAGCATTAGCTATACTAGAACAAATGCCGTCTAAAAGAAGAAAAGCCTTTTTAAGTGATCCAAATTATCAAGATGTACTAAAAGGCTTTAAAGGTTTTAACTAACGCTTATCACCACTACCACCTAACACACCTCTATTTTTTCTAGAATGTAGCTTATTAATATTATCATCCATTATCTTTCCTAAGTTAACATCAAAGTAATCAGCCAACATAGCACAATACCACAATACATCACCTATCTCACTAGCTACATCAACATCTAGCTTTTTATCACGTATAATTTTTTTAACCTTGTTAGCTACTTCTCCTGCTTCACCTACTAACCCTAGAGATAAATACTCTAGGGCTTTGTTAGCAGGGAAAATAGCAGTCTTTTTGGCTTCTACTTGATATTGATTAGCAGTTATCATACTTTTATTTTTATCTTGCATAAACCTCTTGACCTCTTCTTCTAGTTTCATTTACTTGTATCCTTTTATATTGTCGTGCATAAGCATCATTCCAACCACGTTGCCATTCTCTATAAGCCATAGAGTTTAAATGGTAAGGTGACTTTTCATTTCTCTTAAATGCATTTACACCTTTTGTATATTGTATTATTAAAGGTGCATCATATTTAGAAAGACCTCTTTCTTTTCTACTTCTTATTTTTTTCATCATCCTTATTCTCCTCTTGTTGTTGTTGAGGTTTAACAAAAAACTTTTGTAACATTTCAAGTTTATCATGGTAATCTGCTATCTTACCCATCTCTATTTCAATAACAGCTTGTATATCTTGATGCGAATCTTCACCAATACCTACAGGATTTGTAAGTAATACTTCCATGTTTGCTACATGTTTATTAATCATACCCATATAATAGGTTCTTGCTGCTGCAATTAGTATTTCTCTCATAATTTTACTCCTTTTTAAAAATTTATCTTCATATAAAGACCGTCAGAGGGGTGAAACACACCCTCCGAAGGGTAACGTACCTGATTATGTAGATTGTATATCTACGACCTCACAGACTCCAGCACTACAGGCTAACTCTTTTGACCCTGCAGTATTGTCCTCTTTCTCATAATTTTGTAGTAATTTCCAATCTATACTCTTAGGCATACTATTTTTTAGCTTTTCATACTCCTTTTTGTTTATTTCTTGATAAGGTGCTTGTGCATATGTATGATCGCTATGGGGTAGAAAACTAATTCCTGATATATCATTAAAGTTTTTGTAGACCCATGCACCTACTTCCATCCACTCTTCTTCTTTTACAGAGATTGTTACAGATGGTTTGTGTTCACACCAATACTCTTGGAATGTTTGCCATAAGTTTAGTTGGTCTATAGCTGACATTTCATTTCTTGTTGTTGCACCTTTAGGTGCTTTCATAGGAAAGCTAAACACTGTTGTGCTATCAGGTTTCATAACATCAGGTTCGTTTGGTATATCATTTTCTTTCATAAACTGTGTTAGTGGGTCTTTGTTGTCACCACGTACAGTACGAATATAATACTCGCTATGTCTAGTATGTATGCCACTTGCACTATCGACAAGCTGAGAAACTGTACCACTTGGCTTAACACAAGTGATTGCAGTTGATTGAGGTATGCCAAGCATCTCTGAATATTTTTTATTTGTTTCAATTGCTTTCTCCTTTAACTTTGTAAGAATACTACCAACTCTTAATCCATCAAATACTTGTTGACCATCTTCAAAGAATATAGTGTTATAATCATTAAACAATTGATTATCCATAATACCTGTAAGAGATACTCCAAGTAGTCTTTCTTCTTCTGTATTATCTTTCCATATCTTACGTAGATATTTAAAATTTGTAAGTGTAGCTTGAAACGTGCCTAATATTGTAGCCATCTCTACTTTTTCTAATAGAGTTTTTTCTGTATCCTCTGCTCTTATAACTACTTCAGATAAATTACAGAACTGATAAGGTCTTAATATAATCTCACTACAAGGATTACAACCAAACTGATGGTTAATATCTCGTCTTCCATTTCTAGCTGCCTGTGCTTTCGCTGACACTCTATTAAAGATACCACGTTCTCCTGACTTACTTTCTACGAGAGATAGCCATTCACGCATAAATGTTTCCATACTAATCTTACCTTTGTATGCCACACTATTATTTGCTAATGCACGTTGCCCTTCATTCTCCCACCATTGACCTGATTTAGCATATCTCATTTGGTCATCTCCTAAATTTGAAAGACTGATAAGAGCAGAACGTCTAACACCACCAACAACTACAACTTCACCTATCTTACACATAAGATCGTGACACTCTATTGGATAGAGTCTTCTACCTGCTGCATTCTTAAACATACTAATACAGAACCTGTATAAGTCTACAAGTGGTTCAGGACCTGATGCTCTACCACCAAATGTTTTAAGTCTTGCACCTGCAGGTCTTACATCTTCAACATCAAACACAGGAACTTGTCCTACATATAACATAGCAATAAGTTCACGTAGTGCCTTTGCCCAACCTGAACGTGAGTCACCTACTTTAATAACTGTAGTGCTATCTTCAAAGTGTTCATTAACAACAGGTAGTTTATCTACATTCTCTCGCTCTACAGAGAATCCTACACCTGTACCACACATAAGAATATACATACATTCATCAAAAGCACGAGGACTATCAACAGGTAGATAAGAACAGTTGTAACCTGCTACGTGACATTTATCAAGTGCTTTACCTGCAGTCATCAATGCTCTCATACTTGGCATTACATTTAAATTAGTAATGTGGTGAAACAATCTATCTTGCAATTCATAATAAACCTTTTCATCAAAGTCGTAGTTTTTAACAAGATGATCTTGCATGTTTGTTAAATATCTATCTACTGTTTCTGACCACTCTTCTCTTCTATTTTCTTCAGGTATCCAACGTGCATATCTTGAAAGTGCTATAAAATTTTGATAATCAGTAGGTAACTGATTTGCTATGTTTGATTTCATTTATGTATCTCCTCACTTGTTATTCTAAAATTTTTTACTTCAGCACCTTCTAAATCATAAAATGCTTCTCTCACAAAATCTTCTATTTCATCATTTACTTTTCCATCGGCAGGTACAATATACTCTTCTGTATCTATATCCAATGTAATCATCATTTTAACTCTTATTGTCATTTCTTATCTCTATTAGTTTAGATAGATACCATTGTGCTTTTTTCAAGTCCTCTACTCCATTTTTATAATCATATCTCCAAAGATACTTTAATATATTACCTTGTAGATATGCTTCAAAACCTTTACCTGTACAGGCTTGTATAGCATCTATACATTCAATTCCATACTGATTATAATGTGGTGGATGATTTACCATATCAGAACTTTTTTGAAACTCTACTATTTCTTTTATTGTTGGTTTACTCATTATGCATTTCCCTTTGTTTTAAAATTAAAATGTATTACATTACCTTCATGTTTTATTTGTTCTTCAGGTTCTTTTATAAAATTTTCTAACTTATCAGCATACTCTGCATTCTTTTCCATAAATGCAACAGAACTTGCAACAAGTTGACTTAAATGTAACAGGTCTCTTTTACTTTCTACAGGCATGGGATTATCTTTTGAAGATATAATATTTACCTGTAGTCCACCTAACCAAGCATTGTTTTCATCAAGATCAGGTAAAAGTTCTATGTAAAAGGCTGCAGGGTTTTTATCTGTAAAATTTATTGTCATAATTAACTCCTTAATTTTTTTCCTAAAAACTTTATGAATTTAGGATGGTTGTTTTTTCCTTTTTCTTTTAGCCAATCTTCAGGTATAATACGAGTGTTGTATCTAAACCCATGCTTTATACACCACTGTGCATAAGTTGACTTTGCATTCTTATATAGTTTTCTATTACTGTTTTCAAAAACAAATCTTATATCTAAATCAGGATGTTGATTCTTTACACACACATGTTTTCTTCTGTCAGCAGTAGTAAACATACCTTTTGTTTCTATTATAATACCATTATCAAGCACAAAGTCAGGGGTATAGGTGCGATAAGCAAGGTCTTCCCATTCTATTTTTACTTTTTCATATAGAAAAGTTACAGAATTATCTTTTAAATATTCAGCAACCTTGTCTTCTAAACCACTCCTATACCCATTTTTACGTGCTATTTGGGTAGCACTATATGCTGACATAGTTAGAAGTTATACCAACGTATATTTGAACCATAATCGTAGCCGAGTGCTTTCATTTCATCACGCACTAACTTTTCAGCTTCTTTACGTTGTTCAATAGCATGACGTAAACCTTCTGATCTACGTTCACGATATTCTTTTTTAAGTTCAAAGAGTTCTTTCTCTTTTTCTTTAATCATCTCTGCCATTTCATCTACTTTTAAATCTGTCATTATTTATCACTCCATATTTTCTTTGCTTCTTTCTTTAGCTTATCACTCCAAGTCCATGAGTCAAAGTTTGGATAAACTAGTGAAGCTAACTCATGTCTATCATCACTAATAGACAAAAACTTCTGTATACCAAAGGCTACCTTTTTAAGTTGTTTTTTGTATACAGATAAATCTTTAAGTGTAAACTTTTTATAATCCTTTGGTGTAGCAAAAAATAAGTCTACACTATTATCAGGGTATGCCATAGAGTAGAATGCCATCTGTCTTTTCTGTGCTTCAGTAGGTTTGTAAGGCATTCTTGCAGATGTTTTTAAATCTACAATTTTATCTTTAAACCTAAAGTCAATATAGCCAATGACAGGTATAGGCATATCATCAAACTGTACTTCAACTTTTTCTTGATAGTCTTCTAAGTTTTTATACTTAAAATTTTTATCAATAACTTCGCCAAAGTTTTTTAATGTATTTCTTTCTTTCTCTACTTTAACATTTCCTAAATCAATATTAGATTCTGTGCATTTAGTCATAAACTGCATTTCTAATAAATTAAAATCAAACTCACCTGTTTCATATTTATTAGCTAACACAGACTCTTGCACAATACCTCTAATTGCTGCTGCACCACTGTCTGATTTAATACCAAACAGATACCTAGCTACCCACATAGGCATATCGCTTATGTAGGTATTCATACTGCTAGGCGATAGGTAGTTAATATTATGTATTTGAAAAGGATTATTTTTTAGCATCATCTTCCAATTCTACGTCAACAAAGTTATCAACAGTTTCTGCATCTTCTTCTGATACTTCACTCTGTCTCTCTTGAACTATGTTATCCCACGCTGTACACACACCATCATTATAGTTTTTAATCCAATCAAGAAAGTTAGAAAATGTTTTATGATCTTCTTCACCTATACCTATAGTTTTTGATAGGTCAACATGTGCAACAGGTGTATAGAAACTAGAACCATTTTGCATTGGATTTTCTTTACTTTCTTTTAATACCATATAATGATTTAATGGTAGCTTTTCTTTCTTAGCATAGATATTAAATTGATCACCTATAGTTTTATAGGCTTCTCTATTATCTACTTCCCATATAAAAGGTACTTCATCAAGAACAACCTCTCTACCATACATGTCTGTAGGATCATCTAATTTAATTGTTCCAAAAACGACACGTACACGTTTGGTCTGTTTTATAAGGTCTTGCATGTTAACAGGAAGTGCTTTAAAATCTTTTATATATCCTGCAGGTTTACCACAATTAAAGTTACCTTTATTATCTTTTAAATCTGTATTTAAATTATCAGACATAATTGTTTTATGAAATGTACCTTTAGGGTCTCCTTCTTTTACATTGCTAAAAGACTCATATCTTTTTAACATATATCTTTGCATAAAAGGTCTTACTGTGGCTGTCTTTGCATAGTAATATGTAGATGTATCATCATCTACTAACTCTAGTCTATATACACCACCTTCTACAACTTCTACTTTCTTTAGTTTGTTGCCAACCTTTTCTTCACCCATAATAGGTGAATGCCATATTCTTAATCTATTTAAATTATTAGATGTCTTTGTGCCTACAGTAGCACCTGCTATGCCCATAGCCTTTGCCATGACTGCATAATTATCTGTATTTATAGTTATTAAATCACTCATAGTGTCTCCTTTTTAGTTTGGTGTAGACGTTATATCACATTACGTCTTGCATGTCAAGCCAATTCTTACCTATTTTTGCTTCTAATAGTAATGGAACATTTAAATCTATATTAAAATGCTCATTAATAGTGCTTGTCATATCATTATTAGTATATTTTATTATACTCTTTACTACTTCTACTTCATCAGGGTGTACATCAATTACAATAGAATCATGTACAGTATTTACTACACAAGACTTGTATCCATTTAATCTTCTATCTATATCCATAAGTATTAATGGAACTATATCTGCAGTAGCAAAAGATTGCACAGGATAATTCTTAATTTGTGTAAAATGTGTTACACCACCATTTGTTCTTCTAGATACATCAGGAAATGCAAACTCTCTACCTGAAGGTGTCTTTATCTTAAAATGTGTTACAGCTTCTTTAGCCAATCTGGAATGCCATAGTGCGATTCCTTTGTATTTTTTCGTGAACTGTTCATAATACGTTGCTTCAGCAGCTGACCTCCCAAACCCTGTAGCACCGAAGAGTGGTGCGAAGGTGTGTGCTTTCGCTTCTTGCCTACTAATCTTTTGACCAGCATTAGAAATAACTTTTTGAGTGTAACTATGTACGTCAAAACCATTTTCAATCTCCTTTATTGCTATTTTATCTTGTGATAAATATGCAGCAGTTCTAAACTCTAACTGTGCGAAGTCTGCTTCAAGTATCATACCACCTTCCCATCTAGATATAAATACTTTCTTTACAGGAAATGTACCACCTCTAGGCATATTCTGCATGTTAGGTTCTGCTCCACTAAATCTGCCTGTAGCTGTTCTGTGCTGTAGTAACCTAACATGTAGCTTTCCATCATCTTTAATGTAAGTATTAATACCTTCAACAAAAGATGACAGGTACGTATCAAGTGCAGATAGTCTTTGTAAGTCATTTAAAAAGTTATATGCTTCATCAGACTTATTTCTTTTTGCAACTCTTTGTAAGATACCTAGCATATTTTTATTAACACTAAATCCATTTGCACTTACCCACTTTGCTGAAGGTGCTTTAAATTTTAACCCTGCTACCTTATTAGTAGGTGTAAACAAATATCCTGAACCATCACAGTTAGGACACTTAGTATCATTCTTATAGGGTGTACCATCTTTCTTAATCTTCTTTATAAAACCTGAACCATAACATTTCATACACTTTGTTGCTACAGTCTTGTAAACAATCTCACTGTTGTCTTGTATCTTTTCTTGTAAGTCTGTTTTACTCATGTAAGGTGTAAAGTTATTTAGCCATGTAGATTTCTCTTTAGGTTTACGACTATAGATAACCCAAGACATCTGTTCAGGACTATTAAGATTTATCTGTGTATCTCCCATAAGTCTTTTGACTTGAGAAGAAAGTCTCTTCTCGACATCAATCTTTTCTTTCTCAAACTCTGACTGTACTTGTTTAAGAGACTCTGTATCGACATTAAACCCACGCTTATATATATTAGCAAGAGTAAGGGCAACACGATTGGTATGAGCAACAGTATTAACAAGACCACGATGCTCATCACTATCAAGTTGTTTATATAATTCATCTGATAACTCCTTTGTAGCATTTAAATCTGCAGACAGATACTCTGATAACTCTTCTTTTGGAATATCATCTACACCTAAACCTTTCTTAAAATATTCTTTTAGTGTATCTTTCTTCTGTGTATTAAGATTATATCTTGCAGCACATGCTTCTAAAGACAATGGCTTCTTCTGTCCACGTAATATAACATACTCAACAAGCATAGTGTCAAAGACATCACCATCATACTTAAAGCCACATTCCCAAAGCCACATGAGATCATAAGATATGTTGTGACCAACTAGGATAGTAGTGCTATCTAGTAACTCTTGCAAACCATCAAAGCCTGTCTCGTGATGAAACAAATGCTCCTTACCATCTTCTGTAATACAACCAACCATAATCAATTGATTGTCTTTTTCAAATGGATCAAGATGCATTTTGTCATCTCGTTTTGTTACTGTATTTTCTACATCAAGTATTAGTTTCATTTATCTTCTCCATATGTTTCTCTAAATATATAATAGCTTTTTTCAAAATGTCAACACTGTCTGAAAATCCACCTAATGCTCTATTACAACTGTGACAAAGCCATCCTCTAAATGTACTTGTATCATGGCAATGATCTAAAACCCATGCACCATTTTTTTGTCCACCTTTACCTGCTACTTCTGTCTCTCCTCTTTCACATACAGGACACGTATAATCAGAGTTAGGCATACCATGCTTTTCTCTTAATTGATTTCTTACTTTTGTTAATTCATTATTACACTTTTTACATTCAGGTCTAAGAAAGTTAGCACCTGATGAAACACTAAATGCAGTTAAAGGTAATCTTTCATTACATTTACTACATGTTTTTGTTTCACCATCAATATGTAATAGTTCAATTTCAAACAGTTCTTTTTGAATCATGCTTCATATCTTCCTATTTGATAATTAAGCTGACAGTTGACCATACCATGCCATCCTGTTAGCTTATTTTTAACAATATTTAAATGCCTTTCTAAATCTTCACCTTCACCATCATCTTGCTTTGGTGGGTTCTTGGCAATCAATATCATTAGGTCAGCTTCTGCTGCCTTACCTGTCCTACTACCTTCCATCATACTTTGATTTAGTAGAACTTTACCTTCTGCATCTGCAGATAATTGTGACATATAAAACATGGCACATTTGTGTTGCTTTGCAATCTGTCTAGCATGTATAGCATTTGCTTTTAGTGCTTCATCTGCTCTTGCAAAGCCACTTGTTCTTGCAAACTTATCACCCATGTCTAGTAATACTACATCAGGTTTATAAGACTTACAAACAGATTCTACCCAAGCCATGTCACGACCTGTAGCATCTTTAATCTTTATTCTATTCTTGATAGGCTCATATAGATCACGAGCCTTTGTAGGATTATCTTTTATCTCTCGCATTGTCATGCCTGTTGAAGCAGTCAGGTATCTAGCACCAACTCTGTGACTACCTTCTTCATTACATAAGACAATACAGTCAGCACCTTGATGTGCAAAACCATCAGGTGCAGCAATCATACTAGCATGAAAAGATGTCTTACCTGTGTTAGGTCTAGCACCTATCTCAATTAAATGTCCTTCATTAACTCCACTTATCTGTCTTGTTAATGCAGGTATATTGAAATGCCATCTTGCTTCTAGTGCATTCTTTGCTAACAATGTCTCAATGTCAATGTCATCCCACTCTACATTTAGATCAGGTGTAAAGTCATCATTATACTGCTCTAGTAATAATCGTAGTGGCTCAAGACTTGCCTGTGTACCATTTACGTAATCAAATCCTAAATTAGCAATGTCTTCTCCAACAACCTGCTGAAACAACTTTGATAACACTTCCTGTGCTATATCTTTGCCAAGAGGTTTTTCATTCTTAATCTGTCTAAACAGACTTGAGTATGCTTGTCTCTGTGCTGTTGTTAATGCAGGATTGTCAGACATAAACAATGCTTCTATCTCATCAGGTAGTACAGACCTTTCGTATCTGTCCATAGCCTTATCAATAGTTTGTTTTATCTTTCTTGTGTCTTTACTAAATAATCTGTCAGGACATCTAGCACCACGATGATCTTCGTAGAATGCTCTGTCCATAAGACTTCTTACTAATGAAAGTTCCATGTCTGTTTCTCCTTTGGGGTTAGGTTATTTAAATTATCTAAATCTATTTTACTCCTATATTTTAAATCGTCATGTAATTTAAGAACACGTACATCTTTTACGTGTCCTCGTAGTTCTTTTGCAAAAGACAGTGTTTTGGGTAATGCGTCAGGGTCTAATGCTATGATGGCAGTTGAAAATTGTGCAATATACTTCTTGTGTATTTCAGAAAGAGATGTACCCAACACAGCTACCCCAACAAATACATCACTTCCTACAACTGCAGCACTCACACAATCTTCAACTACTACTGCCACCTTACCACAACCAAAAGAAAAAGGCAACCCACTATTGCCATATTTCTTCCACTTGGGTAATCTTTTGCCAAGTGACCTGCCAATCGCATCTACAATTATATTGTCTTTGTATACAGGAAAGACAACTCGATGTTCTTTTACATCATAATGCAAATCTAAATCATCTGCATTAATTGACCACTTGGCACACCACGATATAATATCAGGTGTGTTCTTTCTATCAACTACATATTCAGGTAACATAAAATCATTTTCTTTGTTTGATTCTATAGTCTTACTAAACGTAGTTTGTATATCCTCTACAGATAAGTGTACACGTTTCTTGCCACTAACATTACAAGATGCTTTGTAACAATTCCACAATAGAGAACCCATATTATTTGTTACTGTAAATGTTTTATAACCTTTACAAACAGGGCAATCTACTCTACGTGTATCACCTATAGTGATATTTAAACTATATATGTAATCTAACACTTTCTATGTTCCTCTATGTAATGATAATATGTAAGTATCATAATTTTAAACGTCTGTCAAGTTTTTTCTTTGTGTTAATGCTAAATTTGCACTTGTGTATGTGTTTTTCATGTATGGTTTTACACTTTGTGGGTTAGCATGACCTGTTACAGACATAATATTACCCATCGACACACCTGCATCTACCATCTCAACAGTTCCTGTACGTCTGAGATCAGACAAACGTAGTTCATCAGGTATATTGGCATCCCTCATTACCTTTCTAGCCACTCTAGGCAGCCTATAGAGCGAATAAGGCATATACTTACCACCTACAGGTCTCACTCTTGGTGCTACATAAGGTTGAAAACCAAAATCTTCTTTCTGTTGTACAAGCATCTCACCTAAACCATCACTGATAGGTAAAAATACTTCTGCTCTACGTTTAGATTGTTCTATATGCATTCTTTGTTCAGATAAATCTAAATTAGACCATTGTAATAAACGCATATCACCCAATCTTTGACACCAATCGTAAGCCATATGTGCAATCAAGCCTATGCTACGTGTGTTAAAATCAGAGTAAGCTACATCTAAAAAATTTGTAACATGTTCTTTTGTCCAAACTTTTTTACGTACATCAGGTGTTCTCTTTTTTACATTACTAAATGGGTTCTGCCCTATTTTCTCCATATTTATGCCATAGTTAAAAACGACTCGTGCTACAGACATAACATGGTTTGCTAGATGCACACCACGATTACACCAATCATTGTATGCATGTTTAGCCATCAAAGTTGTTATATTATTTATTGTAATGTTACCCAACTTTTTATCTTGGTCAGGTAACATTGTGTCCAAGAGTACGCTAAGAAAGTATTGATATTGTTGTTTAGTCTCGTCACGTAAACTCTTGAACTCAAACGATAAATAATACTCTTTAATTAAATTTTTAAGAGTAAGATATCCCATTAGGCAGCCACCAACTTTTTAAACTCAGGTGTAGAAATCCATTTAATAACTTCATTCTCTCTAGCCCACATAGACTGTGCTGAAGTATCTCTACCTGTGTTACGTAGGTTGAAACCATTTCTTTCGTCAGCATAAGAAGCATAGTTAGTAAAGGCACTATACAATGCAAACACATTTCTGCCACGTTTACGAATTTCTTGTTGTGCAAGTGGTATCATCTTTTCTGCTTTTCTATCTGATTTCATAATAGATGACAGGTACTCTTTCCAAGACTTCGTAGAGTACGTAGGCAACTCTATAGCAGCCCACTTTTGTAGTTCATTTGTTTGTCCTACAAAATCTAAACTACTCTGATTAAGTTCTTGTATAAATCTATCCATGCAGAAATTAGATGTGTTCTTACGTCTAACTTTATCATAGTCTCCTGTAATCATTCCATTGGTACAGAAGAAATCTATAGCACCAAAGAATACCTGATTAGAACAAGACCCATCTACACCATGCAAGGCTATAACTCTTCTGCCTATCTTGGTGCTATGCTTCTCTGTTTCTACTGTAGTAAACACATTAGGCATAACAATATCCATCATAGCCCAAGCATTGTTTCTAGCAGTAGACCATCTCACAGTAGAGTCTATCATAGCATCAGGTATGTTATCTACCATAATATTCTGAACACCATCAAAGAACTTCTTGTGATTAGCACATTTAAATCCTGTGCCTACGACACCAAGATAGTCTCCTGTCTTTTCGTTGATAACATATTTCTTCTCATCAAACTTTGTAGTTTCAAAGCCTACAGAGAAATCTAAATTTTCAGGTACTTCATGTACCGTTGGTAAAACATCATATGGCATAATATATCTCCTTTTTGGTTAAGTGATGTTGTGTTATATAATAAATCTAATTAAAAGTCAAGTCTTATCTTCCCATTACTAGAAGATTTTTAGTATACACGTTCCCAAGCCGTTTCATCTGAAGACAATACATAGTCTGAATAAATATTTGGTTGGTCTGTATTAGGATTTTTTGTTGGTGAAAAACTCAGTGACGTGTGTAAGTGATGTACTAATTCTTCCATCGTGGCTAAGTCAGATAGATGTAAGTCCTTACACTGTGAAGCATACTCTACTGCATCCTTTAATTTGTTATGCAGCTGTAGAAATCTCATACGTTGCTCCTCAGTTACTAATATATCTTTATTGTCCGAGTTTACCTTGAAAGTATTATTTACCTTTTTCTTTGTCATTATCTTTCTCCTTTTTTTTGTTAAGTTCGTTACGTATTCTTTCTAGTCGTATTTTATTTTTAAGACTTCTCTCGTTCTTTTTTCTAATCCACTCTTTGAAGAAGTGTATGTCGTTATTATTCATAGTATACCTCTTTAAACCATGTAGGTCTTTCAGTATACTTATACCTTGCAAATCTTGCTTTGTCAACATTATAAAATGCTCGGTATGCTTTTATTGGGTAGAACTCGTCTGTCTTGAGTTCATCTAGCCCACTAAAACATTGTGGGTGTTGTGTTATCTGCCCTTCAGGTATTAAAGGTATACCATTTAGCAGAGAGTTGTAGTGTTTCTTTGCTCCATGTATCCTACCATATCTACGTGTGTACTCTTCTAACATATAATGGTACAATCTAAAAGCAAACTTATAGTTCTTGTGACTTTCCATAGCCCATAATGTACAAGGATGTTTCTGATGCACAGGCTTGTACAAGTTACAGGCTTCTGCATAGGTAGGTGCAATATGCCACAGTGCAGTACATAACATCTGTGCTTCTTCTAATGGCATCTTAACTACGTGTTGGTCACACAAAGACTTTGCTATTAAATGTGGATTGTCTTCTATAATAAATCTATTCATGTTCTCCTCCATTACCTCTACCTAAACCACGTTCTTTATACCAATGGTTGAAGTAAGTTGATTTACGTTTTGCTGTTTCAAAAACTGCTACTGTTATTACAATAGCAAAGATAAGTATAAGGTGTATCACAGCAGTAAAACCAAACACCCACATACTACCTACCCACATAGAGAATGCTATGCACCACATCCATGCTAGTAGTTGCATAACCATGTGTCTTACGTGTAGGTCTTGTATGTTACTTAGTGGATTGCGTTCATAATTCATAACGACATTCCAACAATCATATATAAATTTATTCATTGTCTATCTCCTTTAATTCATCTTCATAAAAAACCATAAAAAAATTAGGTTCGTTTGGCTCGTTGCATTTTATTGTATAAGAGTACATATTGCTATATATTTTATGTATTTTAAATATGTTACCTTCTCCAAGTTGATCGTATGTGCCATCTTCCATAAAAGATACACCTTGAACTCTTGTACCTATTTTAAATTTGTTATTCATATATAAACCCTCGAAGATACTCCGTTTGGGTGAACAAGCGATTCCATATGAACATATCCTAACCAATCTCTTGGTATCTCATCCCATTCATGGGTGAGGTTTTGTTGCATAAAATAGTCATCAGTATAAGGATTATATTTAACCCTATTCCATTTAAACTCCTTATGCTTATCTGTGATATTTTCATTAGCGATATATCCTACTGCAAAAGCATGAACATTCTTCTTGCCTTGTTCTCTCACTTGTTTCTGTCCACCTTTGCGAACCACAAACTTTGCATCTTCCAAAGTCAGGTATTGTTTATGGTCTATAACAAGACCACTCTTGCAGCTTTGAACACTCCATACCTTCTTATGTAAGTTCCAATATATTCTAACCTTATTATCTTTATTCATAATTAATATCCCATCTGTAAAATATGTGGTCTTCTATTCTTGTTATATAAGTCTTGGTACTCGCCCATTCAGGTGTCACATAGTATGCATGGTAGTGTGTTGCACCCTCTACAAAGTCATCAAGGTTGCCATGATATACACCATTAGCTACAGTGATTGCAGTATCCCATGCATCTTTCTCTCTAGGTGTATCACTCTTGCCATCACAGTACCAACTGAACTGACATCTGTTTCGTATAGGAAAGTCAGGTTTCCATGAGTATGTAGGACCTTGCTCTACGACCTCACATACTGTATCTGGAAATCTCTCGTCATACACTCTATTCATCACTACTTGTGCAACTGCTACCTGTCCTATAAAAGGTTGGTTCTTTGCTTCGTGATACACGTTGAGTGCAAGACATAGTATTGCTTCTGTTATAAACATTTAATCCCCTCTTTCTTATCTAAATCCCAATCATAATTCATTCTTTCTCTGATGCTTTTGCAATCACATAAGTAACCCCATAATTCATCAATTAAGTTTGGGTCATCAAAGTGACCATCATTATCCATGTCCATAATTTCATATAATGTAAGACTACCTACATTAGACATATGTACATGGTTTGCAGGTGTATCTGCTAGTGTATTATCTTTTTTCATTTAGTCCTCCAAATAGTTTTTTAGTTTTTCGTATGTTGAAAAGAAAGAATATCTTTCTCGGTCTGCGTGTCCATTTAACCAACGCATAAAGTTACTCTTACCAACAATTTGAAATGATTCTTCTTCTTCGTGGTCATATATATGAAATATATGATTTTTATATGTACTCATACTTATCTCCCATTGTTTATGTATCTAAGTTGTTGTTGTTGCTTACGTTTTCTTTCTAATCTATATTGTTGCTTTGCCCATTTATTCTTTGGTTTCTTTTTGCTTGGTATTTTCTCTAATCGACTCTGCATAATTCTTCTCCTTTTTTCTGTTATATTTTTTCTTTGAAGGAACTACTTGTGTCCTACGTCTTGATTCTAGCATAGCTTTTGCTATAGGGTTTACTTTCTTAATCATTTTATACCTCTTAATATATGTGCTATGACATCAATTGTCCAGCCATTACCTAACATTTTATATCTCTGACTATTAGATACATGGTTGGTGTAGTTGTCAGGCACTGTTTGTAATCGCTCACACTCTACAGGTGTCAGCTTTCTCCATTGCATACCATTAACCAATACATTATCTTTTGTAAAGGTAGTAAGACAATTAGATTTATCTGTATCACTAACCTCTAGTTGATTAGTAAATGGTAGGTCTAGTTGATTGTCTTTACGTACACCATGCTCATCTAGTCTACGATTAACAATCCTACCTATAGCTACCTTTGGCTCTCTATGCCCACCTTGCATAGTGGTAAGTGTGGGTGCTTTCCCATTAGGTGAGTAGATACGTTTGATACTGTCAAAGCCTTTGATATTGTCAGCTTCACCTACTTGCACCATAGTACGTTGCTTACGTTGTATACTGTTCCACCATACTGCACCATTGTATCGTGCAGTAATGCAATGTGCCTTACCATTCTGATTAGTCATAGCTTCATTAGCAATACCATCTTCTAGTATGTCCTGTAGTATTATACCCTTGTCATCTGTAGGTATATCAAAGGGTATGTTAGTCCAATACAATCTCTTTCTATTCTGTGCAGAGAACAAGCTACTGTTTATAGTAACAGGCTTAACACCTAAATACTTTGTGATAATATCTTGAGACTCTTGTTTCATTGGCACATTTTCTAAAAGAAACTTGACAGGTTTTTTACCTAACACCCCTCTTCTTAAGTCAATGGCATCTTTGATACGTACAAACTCAAAGAATAATTTACTACGTGGGTCATCAAAATTTAACTGCTTACCTGCTACACTAAAACCTTGACAGGGCGAACCTGCCATTATGAGACCAATGTTATGTGCAACCATCTCTAGCATCATACCTTTGTAAACTTTCTGACCTGATGGAATGCCTTTCATTAAAGTAGTTACATCACCTAATTGTATAGTGTGTGGGTAGTTAGCCTGTGCTACTTCAATAGCATACTTATCTATTTCAGATGCATAATAAGTATTATACTTTACACCTGCTCTGTTGAGGGCTATCTGTCCACATGACATACCATCAAATAAACTTAATACATTCATAACTACTTCTCCTTTCTGTTGAGTGCTTCTACTGTTACATTTATATCCCAACCAAAACCATCATGTTTAATATCCATAGAGGTTAAAGCATCATGGACAATATCAGATATAGTCTGTGCATCATTACTGCTTATGTATCTATGCATTGCATCTATATCTACGTCTGATACAATTATTTTATCATCACTAAATGTTTCTTTTAAATATTCATTCTTCATTTTTACTTCTCCTTTTCATCCTTGTAATACCCTTGACTATTGTAGTAATCTAACAATTCTTTTACAGCATCAAGAAGGACAATTTCACTTGTTACATCTTTATTGTATGCTTCTTCAAGTCTATCCATAATTTCCCAATATCTTTTATGTTCTTTCATTTTTACTTCTCCTCTATGTACACTCGTAAGTGTGTTGATTGATCTATGTTTTGCCCATATGCCGTAGCACCTGTGCCTTTGTATTCATCTTTAATGTGCTGACCTCTAACACGCATCTTGTACTTGTTAGTGTTGAGATACTTCTTTACATTGTCTATAAACTCCTGTCCTTCACAATCGTTAGGCACTTCACTAAAGTCATATTTAGGGTGTGCTTTGACAGGTATCAGTTCCTCTACCCTCTCTTTTAAGTATGCATTCTTTTCTCGCAAGTGGGATACCTCTTGTTCTAGTTTAGTTATCTGATTAGTCTGTGATACTGATATTTGTAAGCCCTCGTCATACTTGCCATAGAACTTATCATTATCTCTTTTTAGTCGTGCTACTTCTTGTTCTAGCTCAACTACTCTACCTTCTTGAGTATCTCTTCGTTCTTCTTCTCTGAGGGTATCTTGCATCTTTTCAAATGCTCTCATAACATGAACAAAGTCCATGTCATCAATACCTATCCAACCTCCATTTTCTTTTGTGTATGAACTTAACTCATACATATCTCTTGGAAGTTTACCATTGCTGTCACCCTCAATACATTCTAGTAGTTTAATTAGTTTCTTGATTTTCATAATAGTCTCCTTGTAATAATTGGGTTAGAATTTCTAACCTGTTTGATAATTGTTTTTGCCTGTGCCGTGAGCAGGTATAAATATATTCTTGGCATTAATAGTGTTGCCACTACACAACTGACACTTCTTACAGTTGGTACGTCTACCTGCTTCTTCTGATGCAGGACATAGTATCTCTTTGCCTTTGACCATATCACGAATAGACTTACCCACTCTGAATGTTCTATGACCTAGTGACCAATGATACTCTGCTTGTTCTCGTGTATCTGCACTGACCATACACAAGTCAGTCCTAATGTCTGCACCTTGTACACCATGTTGGTGAGTGTAGCCTGTGCGACCACTCGACTTTGACAGTAGGCTATCCCATACATAACTAGGCACAGCACTTGGATCACCATATGTGCCTAGACGTACCTCTCTATCTGCACCTAACTCTGCAATAGTATCGTGTCCTTGTGCTAGTGTATAGTTGCCTTTCTTGTATGCCTTGTATACAGATAGCACACCTAGCAACATAACATAGCAACTACGTTTATCTGCACCACCACTATTCTTCTTGAAGTTGGGTACACCTCTGTGTACACAGTTGCCACAGATAGAGTAATCTTCACCTCGTCTACTTGCAGTAATTGGGTCAGTATCTTTGCAGATAATAAACGTCTGTAGCATATTACCTGTCTTGTCATTACTAGACTTGGGTATAGCAATCACCACGATTGGTTTGCCATCTAGTAAAGAATTGCCATCATATATTATATGTGTCATAACACATTCTCCTTGTTAAGTTAGTAATTATATTTTATCAAAGCCAAAAGATGCTACTCTGTAGTATAAGTATTGCCCATCTTCTGTATGTAATGCAATCGTATCACCTACAGATGTAGACCTATGACCTTCACCTTCTAATGGTTTTTTATAGCAAATAATTCTGTCATTGTCAACCCATCTACCATTGATATTATTAGTTTGCTTATAGACATCTTCTAATACAGTATCAATAAACTCCTCTGTATAAACCCCATTGGGAATAGTTAAGTCTGCTACCCAATGCATCTGATTTTTTGCGTTAGGGTCTCTCCATGCAAACATATCTTCTGCGTGATGTACTACTGCTTTTGTATAATTAGTCATTATCTTCCTCCAAGTTTATGTTACTAATAAATTCATCAATTGATTGTTGAGTTCCTTCATCAAACTCATCTTCTAATAGTTCTACTTCATCTTCATTCATTATTTTACTCCATGTCCACATTGTTTTAGTATATAACTCCAAGCATATTCTCCTGCGTGTTCATCAAACTCTTCTTCAATAGTGTTAGATATTTCTCTAGCAGACCACCCACGAATAGGTGACTCCTTACCTTCTTTCATTAGTTCTTCAACTCGTTGTTCTATTAAATCCCACATAATTACTCTCCATAGTTAGGGGTGACACAGTATTGTGCCACCCATTAAATTGGGTTAGAATTTCTAACCTGAATTAAGACTTTGTTACAAAGAACTTGTCCTCACGTGGGCAGAACTGTCCACCCTTGTATGCCTTGCCATTCACAGTGTGAAAGTACCAAGTGCCATCAATCTTCTTGGCAGGTTTAGCCCTAGATACTGCAAGGATACCTCTCGCATTAGATACCTTACCACCCACAGTGATATAGCATAGCCTATCAAAAGGTATTGGGTTTCTATTTGCGAAGTCCGAAGGTGTTAACATAATTTTCTTTGACATAATAAAATCTCCTATGTGTTGTATGTCGTTGGTTTTTGATTGTGACTAAACTCTAGCATATAACTATACTGTTGTCAAGTCTGCCTACACATCACACTATTGTGACGTATTCCTTAAATCTTTTAGTAGTATGTAGCCTTGTAGTATCCCCACAATACACCCTACTAAAAAGAATATTGGTTCTTTATACTCGATGGCTATATACATAATGTACACAATCCACACAAGTATTATAAAATCTAATAATATTCTAATCATAGCTATTCCCTTTCATAATTGGGTTAGAATTTCTAACCTGAATTGTCATTGAGTTCATCTAATATCTCCATAGCTTCTGCCCATAGTGCATCATCTTTCTTCTCCCTCTGCTCCTGTAGGTACACCTGCATCTGTAGTTTATTATAGTATGCCTGTCGCATTACAATATCTCTACCCTCGTCACGTTTCTCCTCATTGATAGCATATCGCCCACTATGTGACTTCAAGTTTTTACCTATGGGTACAATGTTGCCGTTATCCCAACCCATTCCATGTTTTCTACTCATATAATCTCCTTCATTGATTGTGCCTATATTAGAGCATATAATTAGTCTGTTGTCAACCCCTACCACCTTTTCCCCCCATGTGTGCATATGTGTAATAATTGGGTTAGAATTTCCAACCCATTTTGCAGCTTCCCCCACCCCCAATGAT